CTCCTAATTCTTTCTCAATTTCAAGGTAGATAAATTTATCTTTATTGTATATTGCTATTAACTTAGTAGAATCATTTTTATACTCTTCAATTATCCAACCTCTATGAAATAGAAAATACATTAAACCTTTCATATTTACCTCACATTAAATTATTTAGTTATTACTTATATTATCTATGATTTCTTGTACAGATTTTTCCATATCATAATCATATATTTCACAAGAGTTATCTTTTCCTAACCTATTTCTTGAGGCTAGATATATATCTTTTGTCGTATCAATTATGCTTTCACAAAATTTACACATATTAAATTTACCTTTCTCATATAAATATTATTTTACTTCTTTAAATTCTACCTTATAAATCTTTTTTACCAGATTTAAAGGTATATTAATAATTTCTAAACAAAACATTTTAACTACTACATCTCCACCACTGCCACTTTTACTTATATGTCCAATAAATTTATCCCCCTTACAAAAGTGAGTATTTTCATAGTCAAAATGGATTCTTTCATCAGTGAAATTTTCTATAACTTCAAATACATAACAATCTTCCATATTTTCCTCCTATCATATTAAAATTAAGATTTTAATTAATTTTTAATTCTATCAAGATTTTTCTTCTTTTTTGTCCTGCGAAACTATACATATTTTGGGGCTTCTCTGTTTCTTCTAAAAGCTCTATTACTCTACCACTAATATCAAATTGATTACCTAAATCTTCAACAAACCTAGGTATTGTCTTTCTTACATCTATACCTTTTTTAGCAAGGTCATAACATAAATTTATTCCATAATGTCTTTCAGTAAAATCATCTACATGAACAACTATTAAACCCTCTCCTATTATTTTCTCATTTCTCCATCTATTATCCCATTCATCTTCATACTTAGTTACAATTCCTATCCCTAAGTAATACATTTTTCTACCTCTATCATCTAAATATAATTTACCTAATTCAAGATTTTTTTTAGGTATTACTCTTTTAGATTTTCTTTCTTGTTCTCTCTTTCTTTTAGTGTCTTCTTGCTCTCTTTCTTTTTTTAGTATATTTTCTTTTATGATTGATTCATCAGTTGCTGGATTAACTATTTTAAATAATTCTGTGTAAGTTGCTATGCTATTGTCCTCAAATTTCACAGAATTATTTCTAATTAAACCAACTCTTAATCCCTTATTGTATCTACCAGTACCTTTTACTACTACTAAATCATTTTCTTGAACTTCTCTTCCTAAAATGTCCTTCATATATTTACCTCCTATTTAAATTATTTAAATATAATCATAGCACTATATTCATTAATACTATAAGGTGCTGAACTTCCAATTCTAGAGCATTTAATCTCCACAATTACGATTTATTACTTTATTTAAGTCTTGATTTTCTTTTTCATATCTTAAGCATAATGTCATTAAAAATTCATGTTCCTTTAATAACCTATCTATTCTTTTCCTTTCATTCATTTCATAATATCTGTATTCTTTGGATAAGCTATGATATAAGTTATAAAATCTGTCTCTATCATTTTTTATCTCATCAAAAAATGCCTTGGAAACAACCATATCACAATTTTCTTTCGTATTTCCTTCTGTTAAGAGTTCTATTTTCTTAATTGTACTATCTATCATTCTGTTTGTTGCTAACTCATACTTATATAGTTCCTCTTGTTGTTCTGTCATTGTTGTAGATATTTTATCTACATTTGTGAATTTTTCTCCTTTTAGCCATTCTAAAAGTTCATATATTATATTGTTCATAACACCCTCCATTTAAAATAAGATTTTATAGTATTATGTTACTTAAACACCACTTTTGCTTTAATTACCTTAAATTCTTCCGCTTCAATTATATTAAATTCGATATTGTTTTCTTCGGTTAATCTAATTATGTTAGCTACTATTTTTATATGTTCTGTTGCATATCTCTCTTTTTCATCTGAATTCTCTATTGCTTTTTCTATAGCAGATATTATATTATTATAGTTCCTTATATAATCAACTATCCTTTTGAATAATACTGACTTTTTATGTATTTCTTTCGCCCCTTGATTAAAATGAATTGCATTGCTGCTTATATCCTCTTTACTAAATACTATCTCATAACCTGTAAAGATACTAATTGCACCTGCACCTTTTCGTGTAGCCGTAGATTCTGTTGATTTCATTTCTACGCTTATATCTTGAGGGAATACAAATTCTTCTTCATACTGTTTTATACATAATTTATTCTTTTCATTTATAAACCTATATATATTATCATCTATTGGCTCAGGAGTTTTTCTTGGAATTTCAATGGATTCTACTCTGCCATTATCATAATGTATTATAATCTTTTTACCTCCACTATAATCAGATTTATATTCGTTTGCTGCTTTATCATATATTTTAGGTTCGATGTCTAAATCCAAATCACTAAATAAATAACTCCAACGTTCTCCACAACATTGACAATATTCGGAATAGCCTTTGAATAGTTTGTTCGCTTTCCTTTTTATGTCATTTGCTGAATTACCCTCTATTATTACATATTCATCTACTACATCATTTCTGATTAGATATCCTCCACTATTATTTTGACAAAATGTATAAAACATAATTCCCCTCCTATATTTATTTTAGTATTTCAACTCCTAGTAACCTAAATTCTGTTTTATCTTCACTTAATGAAATGCACCAACTACCATGCTTTTACCATGTAAAATTTATCATATCAACTACTTTTTTCATTTTAGATTTTATATTTTCAATACTGTGAAATAATAATTCCTAGTATAATAATTTCATGTTAATAATATAAGTTAATTTACACTTATATTATTAATACACTCATTTTTAATTAAATCCTATTCTTCTAAAATCATCAAATTGTCTATGTAATTCTCAAAATCAATACTTTCACTACTTAATTTTTCCCCACATAAGAAACAATATTTAAATGGTATTCCTCCTGCAAATCTATCCACATTTAACTTTATATTTTGATTTGAGTCTTTGACTATTAAATTGTGTTCTACTGATAAATTTATATTCCCTTCTTTAAATTTATAAAAACTAATATCAAAACAATCTTCCTGGTCTAAAAGCTCTGCACTCTCATAAGTAGTATCTTTCCCTTTAACTCCAACAGAAGAAATTCTTACTCTTCTAGTTTCATGTTTTTTCATATCTTTTATACTGTCACAAAATTTACACATATTTACCTCCAAATAATAGTTGTATCATCCTTTTACTTATATTCATTCTAACATATTCCAAAACTTTTACTATAAACTAGCACTAAGTTTTTTGATATTAAATCCTGTATTTTAATACGAGTACATAATAACTAAACTATGATTTTCAAAATCAATTATATTTAACATTTCTTGAAATTCTTTTAATACTAAATCCCAAAATTCTTTTGGATATAATTTGTCTATTGTCATTTTTTCATCGTTTTTATAATAGAATTCTATATCTTTATTAAATATTTTAGAATTTATATCTTTTTGTTTAAGAAAAGGGATTATATAATCTTTCAAATCTTCTTTTGTAATAAGTATAGCTTTATCTTCATAGCTTTCATATTTCTCAGATTTAGCTTTATTCATCATACGAATAATTGCCCAATCTTCTAAAGCTATGTCAATATCTAATAATTCTTCAAATTTATAAAATTCGTCTTCATTCTTATTTAGTTCTTGATACTTTTGTATTCTTGTTTTATTTAAGTAAGTATCTAAATCTGTAACTTTTGTTTTTATTGAATAAAAACCTAAATCTAATCCCATACATATCACCTCACCTATTAAAACCCTAGACATCTATAACAACATTGCCTTTTCTTTCAAGTTTTATTATTTCTTGTCTCATCTCTTTAATCTCACTATTTTTAGAATATTGCTCTACTATTTTATTTTTTATTAAAATCATAATACATTCCTCTAAATCATCATACATTCTAATAATCCCCCTTTCTCCAAAGCCAAATCTATAAATATAATCATTAACAAGTTTCTTAAATATTTTATTATACAGCAATACAGTTTTTTTTAAGAATAACTCCCCAGCATCTTCTTCATAAACGAATAATTCCGAGCCAAGATACAATATATTTTCCTTAGTTTTTATTTCATATTTAAAGATTCTTTCTGAGGGTTTTATTGTTTTATCATTTAATTTTTTTGTATCCTCTGATTTTATCGACTTCTTAAAAGAACTCATTATATTTGTTCCTTTCCTTTCATTTTAAAATTTATATTCCGGTTAAAACTGTTGTAACTGTTGTTTTAATAACTAATCTACTAACTCATAAGTCATTTCAAATATCTCTTTCTTGCAAGGATATCTTTCACCCTTCACTCCTGTGATTATCATATCAGTATTTGTTATGAAGTGTTTCCCCTCTAATGTATTTATGTAAGGAAGTATGTTCACAATTATAAATTCTTTCTCATATCTCGTTCTAAAATCCTCTAGTTTTTTTCAACAATCTAATTCAAACCTTACAGATGGTAGCAAAACCCCTGTCATATCTGTAAATCGTACTTCTATCCCATCCTCTAATCCTTTTCTATATGGCTCTGCATCTATAACAACTGGTTTCTTTTTATATTTAGCCATTATTTAATTCCCCTTTCTTTATAAAATTTGTCTTCTAATTAGTTTTCTTTACTTTCTCTTCTATTCACTTTATAATATCCAGATATTTCAATCTCTTCATTTCTTAAAATAATTTTTCCACTTCCAAATATTATTAGTGTAATATTTTTTAATTCTATTTCTCCAATATTTAAACTCATACATTCAATAGAAACATCATATTGCCCCTCTTTAACTACTTCTAAAACTTTTTCTAACATCCATCTTGTAATATCATCTTCTGGAACTAAAGTCCAATTAATATCATGTTTTTTAGATTGATGAATTATAAGATTATCTCCAGCTTTTATTTTGTATTTAGTCATTTAAGACCTCCTTCTATTGATTTTTTATAATATCATCCTTATTAAATTTACTCAGTTAGCTCTAATTTAGATAATTCAATTTCATGGTACCAAGAAGACTTAATATCCTTTTCAGTCACTTTTAATTGTTTAATAGACTCTTTTTTCATTCTATCCATCCAGTCTTTAGCTTCTTTTTCAGTACAAACTTTATGCATATACAAATGTACAAATTCTCCTTTGCAAATTAATTCTTCTGCAATATAATATAACTTTAAAACCTTATCATTTGAATTTTGTTTACTTTTTGATTCTTCTAAAGCTGATATTAGTCTTTCTGCTACTTTCTCATCTTTTATATCTATATTTTTTAATATAGTTTTTGTAGACATGGTTTGACTCCTTATTATATTTATTTTTTAATCCAACCTTCTGGATAATCATTTCTTAAAACTCTTAACCCTAATACTTGTTGAGCTTGATGTATAGCATTTTGAAAATCTCCTAACTCAGAAGGATACTGTCTTTTTAATTTGCAAAATCCATTCCATGCATTTATCAAATTGTCCATAACCACTCCTTCTTCATAATTTAATCCATCAAGTCTTTTTCCTTCTCTATTACCATTCATTGTTATTGTAATCCCATTTAAATCTAAACTATTTTTATTTAAACTTTTTATGTAATGTATTATAGGTTTTACTACATCTTCAATATCTGCATTTACCTTTCTAAGTAAACTATAATCACTAGAATCATATTCAACATAAGTTAATTGGTTTGTATCACTATCAAAACCTAATGATAATTCTGTTTCCCTATTTATAGGTATTAAATCTCTTTTACAACTAGAACATACTACTATATCTTCATTTAAGAAATAATTATATTCTTGCAATGTTTCTTCTAAATTGAAGTATTTATTACAATTCTCACACCAAAATCTCACAGTATCACTCCTTTATTTTTCTACCAATCTATGCAAATACTTCCTACCTTTAATTTAATTAGTTCTTCTTTACAATTTTCAATCCATTCAATATTATCTTCATAAGAGATATCTTCTTTATTTAAATCTAAAATCTCATCATTTAGCATACTTAAGAGATTTTCTAAACTACAAATCTCACATTTTTCTAAATAATTATCTCTTAGTTTCATTTTTATAAGCTTATCTAAATTAGGAGCTTCTTCTTTGGAAAATACAAATTTATAATTTCTTTTTAATGGATATTCTTTTAATTCTTCTAAACTACTGATACTTTTATTTTCTATTTCTTTTAGCCAATCTTTCAATTTTTCAGTATTTCCACCACAATATTTTATTATTTTATTTACAGTATTCTTATTTTTTATAATGTCCGTTTCAAAATACATATAGCTACTTCCTCCTTATATTAAAAGAAACATTTTAATGTCTCCTAGACTTTTTCCTCTCATTAAACCTTCTATCCATCTTGAAATTTTCAACTTCATAATATAAAACCTTTATTCTTCTCTGCTGCTCTTTAAGAAATTTAGTAGTAAATTCTTTTTTGGTCATAACAATCATCCTCTAAATATTATTTTTTATTTCAAGTAAGTAATCAATTACAATTTTTTCTGGAAATATCTTTGCAGTTATTACATCTTTTGATTGAATTAATATACAAGAGAAAGAAAGTATTGTAATACACAAACCAGGAACTATAAACCCGTTATCATATTTCCAATCCATATAAATCAATAAAATACCAAGAATTACTCCAATTACACATATAATTATCCAAAACACACTTGTAGCTATCTCATAATTAATATATTTAGTAGTTAATGTTTGTAAATATGGAATTACATTAGTATTAGACCAGTCTATAGTCATCCCAACTTTATCACTTAAATTATCTAAAATTTTTATAATTTGTTCACTAAACTCCATTTAACTCACCTCCAAAGAGGGAATAATCCCTCTTAATTTAATTACATTTACTCCACCCACAATTAGGGCAAGTCATACATCCTTCCATCATTTGAATATTTAACCCACATTCAGGACATTTTGGCTCATATTCTTTAGATTCTTCTATTTTTTCTCCCTGTTTTTCCTTAAGAAAATCTTTTACAGCATTTAAAATAGTAATGCCACAATGATTTCCTCTGTCTAATATATTTCCTTTCGCTCTACTTGTAGCAAAACTAGGACAAGTATTAACACCTCTTAAAGCCTTTTCTATATTATCTAAAGTTCCCCCAAGTCTAAGCATCCCAGACATTGCAATTGTTGCAGTCACAAGAAGTTTTTCACACCCGCCTGAACCAGCCTTTGTTACATATAACTCTTGTATATCTTCTTCTGTCTCGGAATAAGATATAAATAAAATTAATTTACCACATCCAACATATAACTCTTTCTTATACAAAACAGCATCATTTGATACAGGTTTCCAATCTCCTCTCTTAAGCTCTTGTGTGTTGTCTATAGCATTAGTTGTAAGAATTCCTTCACGTTTACAACCAGCTCTATATATTGTCAATCCTTTTAATCCATTGACCCATGCTAATGAATATAATTCTTCGACCTGTTCAACCGTCGCTTCATTAGGTAAATTTACAGTAGATGAGATACTTGCATCTATATGTTTCTGAAATGCTGACTGCATTAAAATACGTTCTTTTGGAGTTAGCATTGTTGCTGTTACAAAGTAATCAGGAAGTGTATTTTCATCTTCAATGTTGTTTTCTCTCATATATTTTTTAACTATAGGTGTGTAAACTTTATAATATTTCTCTTTATCATGTAAACTTTCAGTTTTTCTAGTGTAAGAAAAGGCGAAGATTGGTTCTATTCCTCCAGATATTCCTAGCATAGTTGATATACTTCCAGTTGGAGCTATTGTTAAAAGTTGTGAATTTCTAAGACCATATCTTTTTATTAATTCTAGTGTTTCATGAGATGCATTTTCTTGAATAAATTCTGATTTTAAAATACATTCTTTATATTTTGGATATGTACCATATTTTTTTGATAATAAGGCTGATTGTTTTAGTGTTTCATCTGCTAAACATTTACCTATCACGTTACATAATTCAATGGCCATTTCTGAACCATATCTTACATTCATTTTTATGAGCATATCAGCTATTCCCATAACTCCAATACCTATTTGTCTGTAATTTCTAACTGTATCTTTTTGGATTTTCAATGGATGCAAAGGTAGACCTTCATCTAAAACATTATTCATTGCTTTTACTACTATTTTTATATCTTTTCTAAAATCATTATAATTAAAAGTTTTATCTTCTTTAACATATTCGCTTAAGTTAAATGAGCCTAAAAGACAACTACCACCTGCTGGAAGCGGCTCTTCGGCGCAGGGATTTACACCTGCATATTCAAATTCATCATCCTCGCTCAATAAATTATAATTATTTATTTTGTCCCAAAATAAAATTCCTGGTTCTGCATAATTCCAATTATTTTCACATAGTTTATTAAATAGTTCTTTAGCATTTATTTCTTTAACTATAATTTCACCAGTCTCTTCTCTTGTAAAAGAACAATTATACATTGGATTTGAATCTATCCCTGTAGCTTTTTGCATAAATTCATCTGTTATTCTTACAGATATATTAGCTTTAGTAATTTTATTTAAATCTGTTTTAATATTTATAAATTCTTCAATATCTGGGTGATTAATATCGAGAGATATCATTAAAGCAGCTCTACGACCACTTTGACCTATTGTTTCAGCAACTAAGGAATATGTATCCATAAATGAAACTGCACCAGTTGTAGATTTAGCTGAATTATTGACTTTTGCTCCTCTAGGTCTTAACTTAGATATATCGATTCCTACCCCTCCTCCATAAGAAAAGGTTCTTGCAGTATCACTACATGTTTGGTATATATCTTCAATAGAATCACCAGTTGCTAAAACATAACAGTTTGAATAGGTTATTTTTCTTCCATCATTCTGTAATCCTCTATTAGCTAATATCCTTCCTCCAAATAAGAATTTTTTTTCTTGTATCAACCGTTTTACTTCTTTATCTCCATTAGACACTCTATTGAGCCATTCATCAAAAGTTTCATTATTATTTCTATATTTATTATTCCATATTGCATTTTGCATTTCATTCATTTCCCAACCTATCATTAAATCACTCCCTTTTATTATAAAAATATTTATTTCTATTACCTAACTATTAATAGACTATTATTTATTATTTTAATAACTGTAATTAAATTTTTATTTGTTATATCTGTTTTAGTTATTGTCAAACCTTTCGATACAGTCAAAACATCTTTATCACAATCCCTGCTAATTAAAATTTGTGTATTGTCTATACTTTTGAAAAATTGTCTACCATCACAATTGAAACCACATTCTCTCAAATAAGAGTCTATTTCTGTATTAACAATAGGTTTATAATTTTTCATACACTTATCTTTAAATACCTTTTTAACTCTTTCTTTTTCTTTGGCAATTGTGTTTTCATATAATATTTCATCTACTTTTTGAAATGCTATATCTTCTATATATTCTTCACAAGTACTTATATACCTAATGAATAGAGCTAATCTTTTTACACCATTTACAGAAACTATAAGACTATCTCCTTTTTCTAACTTTTTCATTTCAGTTCTAAATATCATTTCCTCTCCATCTACACTTGCTATTATTATTTTGTCAGTCATCTCATTGCCCCCTTTTTTAACTTCTCTGTTCTCAATATATTTTTATTATATCATATAACCTCTATGTTCTCAATAGTTTTTGGTAAAAAATACAAAATTTATTAGATAATTAAACCTGGCATTATTTTGTCTACAGTCTTATATGTTATTCCTAATTTAATTGATTTTGTAGCTAAATTAAAAATAAAATCTTTTAATTTTTCATCTTTACTGGCAAATACTTGTATTGTTTTTACATCTATATTTCTGCCAGTATTATTCTTAATTAAATAGTCAAGCATATCATATATGTTCTCTAATTCATTATGACTAGTATTATTTAGATTCTTACATATTTTATTCTTAGATATTCCAGTGAGAATATTTGAATCTAGCAGAAATTGTAAACATTCAACAAACATTCTATTATTTTTATATTTTTCTAATATTCTCTCTTTTTCTTTTCTACTAGATGTAGATGCTAAACTATCAAATATTTTTTTTACTTCTAAAAGCTCTTTCATTAAAAACCTCCTTGTACCTACTAGGTAAAATCACATTAAAACATTTGTTTTAATTACTTTTCTATATATTCATGTGCTTTAAATTCACTAAGTTTTCCATTTTCTTGTTTAATAAATTTATGTATATCTATTGATAATAAGTTAGAATTAACTTTACTTATTGATATATGACGCATATCCTTAATTCCTACTAAGGCATTCCTTCCATTATTCCTTTCATATTGAAATCCTATTTTCAATAAATAAAAATCTACCTCCTTACTAATAACTGGTGTTTCAAATTTATCCAATTTTTCTATATCATCCTGAATGTTCATATGGTCATTTATCCTATTAGTAATTTTTTCTATATTCCATCTTTTTGCTTCTCTTTCTTTTATTTTTTTTAATTTATTTATATTCAAACTAATCCCTCCTTATTTTATTTTTACTAGTTTCCAACCATTTATTAAAATAAAACCACAATCTAGATGGAATAGATATCTCTTCTCCATAGAGATGAATCTTTTTATCATTTACTTCTTTCTTATTGATTTCACTCACATTTATACCTCTTCTAATCTTTATTTAATATTCTATTATATCTATCGTCTTCCATTAGAGTAAAGAGACCATTCATCAGTAAAAAATAACTCTCTTCTTGGGCTTATTTTATATTCATCTTCTGAATCAATTGTACTTTTCATATTTTCAATTCTACTATTAAAATACTCTAATAAATACTCTGATTGACAAACATTTAATATGTCTTGAAATTCTACATTTTGTATGTTCTCTAAAGATGTGTCTTTGCATATGTAAGCTAAATTATATATAAACTCCATAGTCGCTATAAAGGTCTCATATTTCAATGTTCCTCTAAACATTCTAAATTCAATTGTTTCATCATGCTCTAAATTAACTACATTATATTTAGACCTATAATTATTTCCTTTTGCTTTAATTAAAAGTTCAAACATACTTTCATTGTCTTTGATACCTAACCTTTGAGAATACTGATTTGAATTCCTTCTAGCTATTGCTTTAACATATTCCCAATATTTTTCTATTAAATATAAAATCTTCGTAATACATAAATCCTGTATTGTTAAATCAGTACTAAAAAAATCTCTATTTACATGTACATGATATCCGCAAGTTTTTGTATCATGAGACTTATATCCTTTTTCTTCTAATCTTTTAAATAAATCTTTATATGCTAATTTTTTGTGATATTGTAATGTACAAGGATGTGTTACTATTTCTAACCCATCCTCTAAACTTCCATCTTTAACTATATAACAATTTTTTTCTCCTAAGAAATTTTGAATAAATTTTGCATTTTCTTCATTTTTACCACCTTTATCTATTTCTAATTCTATTCCTAGATACAGTTTTTCTGTATCATTTGCAATATTGTTGAAATTAAATTCATCAGGGGTATAGTAATGTGGATTTAAATATCTTCTTGTCACATCCCCTCTTTCAACTTTTTTTATTGGGGTAAGTTGAGCAAAAAAATGTCTCATATTCCATCTCTCAAATTTATTTGCTATCCCTCTAAGCTCATTATCAAATTGGTCAATAATTGTAGGATTAGAAGTGTAGTATGTAATATTTCTAGAAATTAACTCAGCTAAGCGTCTATTTCTGAATTCTTCATTTCTCCATCTTTCATCCTGTAATCCAATTAACTCTTCCATTTTATATCTATTAAATGTTGGCATATTTACACCTCTTCAAATCTATATTCTTGAGCAATGTTAGGATATTTTTCTTTATCTACTTTAGATAAAAACATTTCAATAGGTCTTGCATAAGCTCCACTTCCATCATATAAAGTTTTATATATTACTAAATTCGTATTATTGTCAACATCTTTATAATGATATAAATTGCCTTTATTGTCTCTATATATAATTACATTTTCCTTAGTTTCTGTATGCCTAGAACCAAATCTATATTCAAGTACATCCAGTCTGTTTATGCATCCCATATTTTTAAATATATTATCAAGTTCATCACCAGTAACAGCCTTACTAATTCCCATAACTGTATAAAATCCGCCTTTAAAATGTTTATATATAGCTGGATACTTTATTTTTCTTTCTAAATCAATCTTTTCTTTATTTTTTTCAATAATTCTTTTTACCATATCATGTATGCCAAATCCTTCAATATCTGTACAAACACATCCGCTTTCAACATAACTACCATAATAAGCAAATTCGCAATTAGTGCAGGTTCTCAATTCTTTATCGTTATTATTTTTAATCGTTTTATCACAATACTTCTCTATCTTAGACAAAATATTATTCAATTCTAATAATAAATCATATTTAGCCATTTCTAATCCTCCTCATATAATGAATTGCATAGCATCTTATGATATTCATCACATTCTTTACAATTACCATAACAATCTGTATGTTCTTCTTTATCCACTATGCTATACTCCTTTATTTTTAGTTTAAAGTCCCTCTATTCCAGTTATTTCTTTAAAGATACCCCTATCAAAATTTGGTATTTCCATAATAATTTTCTTTTCTTCCTCAGTTAAGCTATCCCACATGTTCTTGCACATCTCCTCAAATGTAAACACCTTTAAATAACCATTATTAATTTCATATCCTGGATTATTCTTCTCTTCTTCTTCTGTCATGTCATCAATGCGAATCCATTTTGTTAAATAACTATTTCTTTTTAAAATATTTCGTGCCTCACTATTCATCCAATCCTCATATGTTAAATCGGTTTCTTTATTAAACATCCTAATTTTTGGAACGTCTGTACAAAATACACCTGCATTATAATCTCCTATGTTCCAATCTCCTGAGTTACAATTCCCTATATTATAATTTCCTGTATTCCAACATCCTTCATTCCAATTTCCTGAATTACAATATCCTGTATTATGATTTCCTGTATTATAATTTCCAGTATTCCAATTTCCTGAATTACAATATCCTGTATTATAATTTCCTGTATTCCAACATCCTTCATTCCAATTTCCTGAATTACAATATCCTGTATTATGATTTCCTGTATTATAATTTCCAGTATTCCAATTTCCTGAATTACAATATCCTGTATTATAATTTCCTGTATTCCAACATCCTTCATTCCAATTTCCTGAATTACAATATCCTGTATTACGATTTCCTGTATTACCATATCCTGTATTGTTATTCCCTATATTTACAATATTTAATAATTCTTCCCATTCAATTTCTTTCACTATTGTAATTTTATTTGTGACAGATTTATCACCATCTGTCTTAATTAATCCTATTGCTTCAATTTTAGCAACTTTATTTTTATTATCAAAAGAATAATAGTTAAAACAGTCAATTGCTTTTTGACAGAAATGAAATCCAGCTTCACATACTTCTATATCTCCATCATGTTCATAAGTCTTACCTACTTCATATTTAAAATTTCTGCAAGTCCAATCTGGATTAAATACCTTATAACCTTCTATAATTGTTTCTAAATTATCTTTATTCACATTAAATCCTCCTTTATAAATAATTAAAATTATTGTTTTAACTTAATCTTCAACCTCATACCAATTCCAATCTATAAGATTTTCAAAAACATAATCCCATGCAATTTTATCTATATAATCCTCTCTATCTTCATCAGACATATTTTTTAAATCATCATCATCTATTTCAAGCTCCAGCTCACAGTCTGAACCAATCTTATTAGTTTTAACACGTACATTTATTTTCATATTTTAAAATCCTCCTATTTAATTTAAATTTTATTCCAAATCAAAATTTTTACACTGCGAAATCTCTTTATTACCTTCTAAGCAAAAAGACTTAAATTCAATTTCTTTATCTTTAGAGTTACAATATCCCTCATAATTATTTGCACATGCCGAAAACTCACACTTTATACAATACTCATTAACTTTTATATTAGGATGATAAACAGGAGTTGAACCAGCTACAATTTGTCCACAATATTTACACATCCAAATCTTACAAGTATACTGCTGACTTCTGGTTGTAATCAAGTAACAATCTTTTACCCTTGAAAACATGTGTCCTAATATACATCTAAAACTCTTAATAAACATCACTCCTTTATATACTCATTATTCTTGTCATACTGTTGTCATCACTGAAAATACTAGTTTTCATTAATAGCATCTTTTAGTTCTATTTCCTCTGTATCTGTAACAACAAACCAATATGGTTTATATCCAAATTCATTTATCCATTTTTTAAATACTTCGCTTATCCTACTCTCTAGTATCAATATATCTTCAACACGTATATTTTCAAACCAATCTTCTCCATACCCTCCAAATTCATTATCAATTTTATCTTGAACACGCTCTAGTGCTTCTCCTGCATCTATGTCGGGTATATTAACCTCCTTTTTTTGACCAACATAAACTAATCTACCGAACTCCCCCAACCTTCTAAGTTCTTCCTTAGCTGCTTCAATAGCTTCCTCTTTACTTTCGTATTCATCACTTGCAAAATATTCATCATCCCAACTATATAGCCACACATCTTTTTGCATATAAATTCCTCCTCTATTTATTTTCTTATCTGTCTCCTAAAATAACTCTGCATTCACATCTCTATCTCTAAAAAATAACTCTCGAATTACCTTTTTATTTTCATACTCAACATCTAATATTTCATAACATTTATTACATAACTCTATGCTTATCTTGTTCCATCCTTCTCTTAATTCATCTCCACATCTAACACAAACCTTATTTTCTTCACAAAGCATAAGAAACTCTTTTTCTTCTCTGTCATTCGCATTTCCAGTTAAAAATATTTCATTTCTATCAAATTCAAATTCCAAATTTTTACCATAAAGATGTCCAATTCCAAAATCACTAAAACCACTCAACATTCTATTTGATATCTCTTCAATACCTAAAATACTGATGCCTTTTACTCTTACATCTCTAAAATCCCTATTTTCTGTTAAATCAACATTACTTTTCATTTTTAAATACTCTATTTTTTATTTTTTTAAATATATTTAATTTAGGTGGTTCTGCACTAGAGTTATTTGTTGTAGGTAATGGCTTTATATTGGTAATCTGCTTATATGTATCATTATTTTTTTCTAAAGAATCTAATTCTTTTTTTAATTCATCTAATGATTTAGGTGTAATTATATGCTTTGATATGTCTTGTTTTCCTTTTTTCTTATAATCATTTATCATTTTTTCTAATGTTAAATCACAATACTCATCTTCCCAGTCTCCAAGATAATAAAATCTATCTACAATAGCTCTGCTTTTCTCATCTGAAAAAACACCAAATAATATTGGGTCTTTATCTCTCCTCTCTTTACTTATCTCCTTTGTAATTTTACCTGTATAATCAGTAAACAAAACATACATTTTATCAAATATATCTTTTGTTTTTTCTATAACTTCTACTATTTCATCAGGTATCTCTCTTTCGTAATTTTCGAGTTCTATTATCTTTACTGTATTTTTAGATATATAATCAATATATTTTTCTACGTCTTCTTTATACACAAATGTATCTATTCCCAGCTCTATCACATTTCTTTCTTTTTCAATACATTCAAGTAAAAATATTAACTTCTTAGCACCCTTTTTTTGACCAGTTATAATATATTTATTTAAAAGAATTAAAGAATTTTCATATACTATATCAAGATTTTCATTTGTATTCTTTTGCTTTCTATTTTTAATATCTTCAAAATAATCTCTAGGTGTTAATTCTATATTTCCCATAACTAATTTCCTCCTTACATCACACCAATTATAAATTTACAATCCACTATCATAAGAATTTCTCTCAATGTTTTGCCTATAAATGGATGGTTGTTATCATAAATATTTCCTGATATATTCTCACATTCGAATTTATACTCTAATAAGAAATCCCTTATTAATTCATCTGAATCTAAATCTTTTGGATTTGGCACTTCTAATTCATCCCAACCACATGGATGAATATTACATGGTACATAAATAGTTCCTCCAAACTCATCATGTGATAACTGACAAATTTTTATAATAAAATCATCAGTAAGTTCATCTCTTTCACAAATCTTTCTAAAATTAAAATCCATTTGATATCCTCCTGCTTTTTATTTCAATAATAATTCATCTAAAAAGTCTAAGTACACAGTCAATTCCTCATCTGTCATATTGTCTAAGTCTGCTGAACCTGTTCCTATTTCTTCCTCTGTTTCAACAATAAACTCTCTGTACGTTTGTATGTTATCTGCTTCAAGTTCTACATCACATATTCTTTTATCTAAGTCCTCTTTTCTCATTCTTAATCCCACCTTTATTATCATAATTTTCAAACTCTTTTAGATTCATGCTATGCTAATTTTTACTTAATTTAGTAATTTACATTCAATAACTATATCTGTAATATCTTAAATATATCTCACTTTCCAACCATAACTATTCATCTTTTTTTCTTTAGCTAAACGAGAAATATAACTCAAGCTAACATTTAAATATTCACTTGCTTCTATTCCCCCAGAACATACTCTAACTTCTCCAGTTTTAATATTAAAGCATTCTATTTTTTTATTTTTTCTTCCCTGACCTCTTTGGTTATTTATATTTTTCATTTCACTCAAACTGCATTCAGATATATGTTCTTTACACTCAATATTTTCTAAAAATTCTCCTGCATCTATCCAAACTTTCATCTCATCAGCCCCAACATTTTATTGATTTATTTATACATTTCTCCACAATTTTTACATTGATATATAATGCCTATTTTTGTATTAAGTTCATATATATCTCCACCACAGTCACATTTTTTAATTCTTATTGGATTTTTCTTCATTTTTAATCACTCCTATTAAAATCTTGATTTTAACTTCATTATTCTTATTAATATTTAATATATTTACCTTTGCATTCTACAATTAACCCTTCACTATCCCTATCGTTAATCCAACTTAATTTACATATCTTATTAACCTTAAAACATTTCTCTTCATTAGTTAAACATGTAGTACATTTGATTATCTTTCCTAGTGTTGGTAATGGTTCTCCCATTTTCACCCTAATTATCATTTCATCCATTTTCTTCTCCTATTCAAATACTAAGATTATATTTTTCGATTATATCTTTATTTTCATAAAAATTACCTATGATTTCTAATTTTCTATCCTTTGAAAATATTTCACTTAAATTAAAAGTATATTTCCCACCTATACTTTCAAATGTAACTGTTGCTCCTTTTGTTAAAGATAAATTTACTAAACATACTTTCCAAGCACCATCAAATATGAATTTGATAATATCATAGTGAAATATCTTTTTCCCAAAATAATCTTTTAATCCTATGTACTGCATTACTTTTAAATCTTCTACCCTTGGTATACAAATATCATTACAGTACTGTTCAGAATACCCACTTTTTATAAATTTCTCTTCTGTTAATAATCTTAATTCTTCTCCATGCATCATTCTAAATCCATTCCAAATTCTGAAATCTAACTCCATTCGACCAACTCCTTTATTTTATTCACATATTGTATCTAACAATCTTGTAACTTTCTTTACTGACCAATCACATGGTAGTAACCCTCTGTCTATTAATTCATATAGCATACAATTATGTTCATCAAGATTTTTCATATATCCAAGAGGACAATTTTTGCAATGTTTAGATTTTATACAAATATATTTAATAATATTTAAAGCGCTTAAAGTGTTCTCTATATCTTTTTCTGTTAATTCAATTTGATTTTCCATATGTACCTCCCTATAATTTTTCTAACATCTTACAATTTTTCTTATTACATTTACCTCCACAACCACATTTTTCAATATTTCTAAACCAACCTTTATGTATTTTTCTTTCAGCACAAAGCTTTTTTATTAAGTTAAACTGATATTCTTCCATCTAATCACCTATTTTTTATTTTTTTTGAATCTGCTTTTTCCTTGATTTTCTTTTTGTTTATATTTAGATTCATATTTTTTTAACTCTTCTTCAATTTCATATAATGTATTACAAAAGGCAAAGTATTTATTTAGTTCATATTTAACCAACCTTCTCTTAGCTAAAGTGTTTTTTAATTCTTTAATGGTATCAATCTTATCATTTAAAGAAGCTGTGTCTAAATTCATTTCTTCTATTACATGTAATACTTCTTCCTTTTTCTTATCACAAAGACTTAGTTCATCTGATATATTTTGTTTATGTTCTTTAAACAATTTTATTAAATTTTTAATATCTAAATATTTCTTTTCGAAACCATCAGCTTTAATTTCTTTCACATATAAATCTTGGTGTGCTACATATGAATGAAGTTTTATAATACATGGAACATACTTAAATTCTTCTTTAAGTTCTCTGTACTTATTTAAAGCATCACTATATTTCTCAAATCCAAATTGTGTATTTCCATATTTCAAGTCAATTTTAGTTACATAATTATAATTCATTTCAATCACCATTTTTAGTAATATTATATTTCTATGAGAGCTTCTTGAAATTTTAAATTAAATACATAAGTTATTAATTTTTTGTCGTTTTTATAATTTAAATATTCATTTATAGAAGCATCATAAGCATCCAGCTTACTATATCTATGCGTATACCATCCTTGAAACTTGAGGTAGTCTTGTTCTGTCAAATACTCACTTGCTAGATTTAATAGACTACCTCTTTTATTTAGTATTTGTTTTATCATTTAATCACCTATCTTTTATATTTTTAAATATCTACTTTTCAAGTTACATTTTAACTTCTTGATTTAACTTATTTTTTTAATGTTCTCTACAAATTCTATTAACCATTTTCTACCTATCTCAGTCCATTTAAGCTGCGTATCATGTTCTGTTATTTTAAAATCTGCATATTCAGGTATCAACCATAAATAATTTTTATATGGTTTCCAACATTTTATTCGACCATTTATTCTTTCTGGATATATAATTCTGTTTAAATGTAGTAATTTATTTAATGCTTGTGCTGTCATTCCTAAATCTTTCGCAATATCTGTTGTCGTAACTAATTTGTCAGGATTTAATACTTTATCATGATATTCTACTTTAGGTTGTTGAACTTGAATTGTTTCTTTAAGTAATAATCTTTCTTTTTCTTCTTCTATCCATCTTTTAGCTCTTTCAATAGAATCTTGAATCATATAACTATCTATAAAATGTTCTCTCATATTGAAGTATTCATCCATTATTTTATCGTGTATTTCCCAGGCTAAATCAGTATCCATTATTTTAATTAATTTTGAATATCCTCTTTCAGATAAAAGATAAATATTATCGGCTTTTGATATTTGCATATTACTATAACCAAGTGCTTTCAAGATTTGTAAATTGTCGCTTACCTCATAAGCAACTTTTAAATCAATATAATCAACTTCTTTTTTAAATCTAGCTATATTACTATTTATTCTGGCTCTTACATTCTTGGTTTCCATATTATGCATCTCGGCTATAGTCTTATCCGTCATACATTTTTTATCTTCACCAAAACCACCTTCTATAACTGGTATTTCTAAATCCATAAATTTTTGTCTTCCTTTGATGTTTAAATTATTCATTCTAACCATCTCCTTTCATATTTATTTTTTAATTATTGTCTACTTATTCTAAATATAAATAATCTAAAGATAATTTTGGAAAAAATATTTCCCTTATCTTCACACCATCAATTATTGACAATTCCTGTTGACCGTCTATAATGCTTTTCACCAATTCTTCATCTTTGTTAAGGATATTTGCTATTTCTTTAACTGTTATGTTATTTTTAATCATTTCGATTTTCCAGTTCACGAACATAAATCTCCACCTTCTTTATTCGTTTTTTCGGATATATTTATATTATATTCCGTTTTTCCGAATAAGTCAATCTATTTATCATGTTTTTTAAATTTTTAATAAACTTCTTTACGGATTATCGAAAATATGTTATCATAAATTTATAGAGGAGGATGTTGATATGAACATAGGAAAAAAGATAAAATTTTTAATAAATAATAGTGGGTTAACATTAACAGATATTTCTGTTAAAACTAAAATTCCAACTTCTACACTATCTGATATAATAAATGGAAAGACGAAAAACCTTTCTATTCAAAAAGCAAAACTTATATGTGATGTATTTAATTGTTCATTAGATTACTTATTGGATGATGAAGTTGATGAAAAAGACATAAATAAATCAGATTATCTAAATAAACAATTACTTGAAAAATACAAATTATTGAAATATGAATACAAAGAATTTGTATTAAGCCAGATAGATGGATTATTAAAAATTCAAAATGATACTAATAGTGAATTAAAAAAATAAAGTCCTATAAAATGGACTTTATTTAACCAAAATTAAATCATATCCTCTAAAAATAAAAAGTGCAATGATAGATTTTTTAATTTATAGTTGCACTTTTTATTTGTGCGAATATTCAGTTTTCAATGTCCATATGTATATTTATCTAACTTTATTAACTAAAATATCTTCATATTCAAGTGATGTTTTAACAGAACCTTTTAACTCTCCAAATTTCTGTTTATCTATTTTTTTAATTTTTAAAAACATTTTCCCTAATAACTCAAGTTCTTTTTGATTCATCTTTTTTTTATGCAAATATTATCACTCCCTTTTATGTCTTTGACATTTCATATTTAAATTATATTATGTCATTAGCATATTGTCAACAGGTAATATGTTTTTGACATATTTTATATCAATTTTATTGCAAAGACATATTTTATATGATAATATATTTTAAAGAGGGAGGTGATAATATTGAATAAAAGATTGAAAACTTTAAGAAAAGAATTAGGGCTGAATCAAACACAGATGGGAAATAAATTATTTCTATCTCAAGACCACATTTCCTCTCTAGAAACAGGTAGGAGAGATTTAACAGATAGAATAATCAATGATATATGCAAAGAATTTAATGTAAACGAAAATTGGTTAAGAACAGGAGAAGGGGATATATTTCAAGACCCAACTTTAGATATGGATTTTGATGATGATATTAAAGAAATGTTAAGAATGATAAGTAAATTAAGTCCAGAAGCACAAAAAAGATTATACAATGTAGCTGAGGTTTTTTTAGAGGAAGAAAATAGGAAGTAAAAAGAGGATTTTATGCTCCTCTTTTTTTATTTTCATATTTCTCAACTTCAGATTTATAATTTGTAAATTTATCTTTATTATTCCTTTTTAATTCTGACAGCATATTACCTAGCTTCATTAATTTTTCTTTGTTAATTTTTCCTTCTGACATAAACTTTCCCCCTTAGAAAAATAAAGTATACCTATTATAAATACTTCCCCTTTACACTTAATTAATTACATTGTAACATACATTCTATCCAAGTAGTTCTTCCATTTTTTACCAGCTATCGACATATTTTTGTAATTTTCAAACTATTTATTATTAATAATATTTATCTTAATTTTATATTTAACTTTATAGTATAAGACATAAAAAATAGATAGAAATATAAACAATTAACCATTTTACAAACATATGTTCTTGTTATGTGTACAAGATATATACCAATTATTTTTAGCACATTATTATTATAACTCTTTTTGTTCGATATTTCAAGAACATATATTCGATATTATTTGTCTTTTAATTTATTAAAGTATAAATAATAAATGTTTTTCAGAATTTAAAACAAAAATTAAAAGTAATAATTAAAACCAATAATTAGAAAGTCAGAAAAAACTATAAATCGAAGTGATTGTAAGGAATAAAATAAAATATAAATTTCAATATTAACATCTTGTTGATGTATTAGTATTTTTTTTTAATAAGTTTCTTAATAAATTGAATAAATATATATTATTATTGGAAAATTAAATTAGTAATATGTATAAAAAACTTTCTATTGTGTATATAATTTCATTAAAATAGGCATAAAAAAATAGAGCTAATAGAGATTTCACACTCTTTATAGCTCTATTTAAGTATTTTATAATTTGAATACAAACACTAATAGGAGTAGCCAAAATCATTTTTTTTGAACTACTCCATATATTAAATTGCTATTGCTAAACTTCCATTTTTATTTATGCTCTGAACAATCAATGTTCTTATAAACGCACCAGGATTACGTATTTCATTATAATTTATATCTTCTTCATCAACTGTATATTTATTAAACATATAATCTAATGCTGCTAAAACTCTAGTAACTCCATACTGCACCGACAATCCAACTAAGTCATTTATAATAATATCTTTTTCCATGTCTAATTTACTTCTTAAATCTTCTTCAAATAAATTATATCTATCTAAATTTATCTGAGATAACACTTTACTATAATTAGAACTCAAAGAGCAACCAGTATTATCAAAGAATTTCGATATTTGTATTCTAATTGGTTCTGTATATTTCTCTGAGATAGTTTCTTTCGTCTCATAACGCTTTGTATCTATTGTGTCATTACTTACATCAAATAAAGTTTTAGAACTTCTTAAAAAAGCTTCTGTACGCTTGTTTGATTTCTTTATGTATTCTGGAAGTATAGAAATAAGATTGTCTTTTTTAAATCGTATTCTTTTACCTAACTTACTTCCTTTAGCATCAGCCCAAATTAATTTTTTAATTTCAAGTTTTAACTCATTTACATTTTCAAAACTTAATAAGTGATTTAAAGTATCTAATGACATAGTTAAGTAACCTTTTCCACCATCTTCTTTTTTAAGATGGTTTTTGTACTCTTCATCTATGACTATATCAAATTTACCTCTTTTTATTTCTGTAGAATAAACTAATCCAACTTGTAGTAATACATTATGGTTATGTCTGGCTGTAACAACGGAAACATTACATATATCGGCTATGTTTTGGAAGGATACTGCTTTTCTAACATAATTTTTATTAGATACTATAAAATGATATGCTAAATACTGTTTTATAGCACTTTTACTTAAAGCCATACATTTACTTTCATTAGTTACAATTTCTATTGTACCTAGTTCTGTTTCCTTTTCTGTAACATAAGAAAACTCTGATATAGTTTTTAATTTAGGACAATTTGAACAAAATTCATTTAATTTATTACTATCAAAAGAAGGATTATTTTTTATTGCACAAGAATTACAAGCAGAATAATCTATTTTTTCTACTTTTCTTATAGAAGTTTTAAAAACATCTAATATATCTTTTAATTTTGACTTTGATATTCTAGCAACTGGTTTTAATTCTTGCATTTTATAATCCTCCTTTCTCTATATATGATTATTATAATCTTAATGAGGTATAAAGTAAATAAATACCTCTGTATATTAATAAATATTATTTTTTATATCCTGTATAGTCCTAGTGCTACAGTTCCATTTTGTTGCACACTTTCTTAAACTTATGCCATTATCTAAATCTTTTTTTATATTTTTAATATCTTCTAGGTTAAATCTTTTAGGTTTTTTGCCTTGTGTAACCACATAATACTGCTTGTCCTTTAAGTCAATATATTTTATATTAGAGTTATCTAATTCATTTATATTCTTTTTTTCTACAAGTACGAATTCTTTATCTTTATATTTAATACTCATAATTTTCTCCTTTAGAAAATAATAATTTCAGAAGTACGGAGCTGATATAGCCATTTTGGCGATGATTCCTTTTACTCAAATTTATCTTACCCAAAAAATAAATTTATGTCTATATTTGTTAAGTACGGAGCTGATACGGTCATTTAGCTCAAATAGAGTGGTTTCAACGTCTTCTGTTAAGTACGGAGCTGATACGGTCATTTAGCTCAAATAGAGTGGTTTCAGAAGACGTGAGATTTGAAATTACTAAGAAAAGTAAAAAATATGTTACAAAAAAAATTTTTCGACAAGAAAATAATTAAAAAAAGGTCTATTTTTTGTTAAGTACGGAAGATATACGGCCATTTAGTTTTTTTGAAAAATCTATTTTTTGTTAAGTACGGAGAATATACGGTCATTTTACTTTTTTTATTAAGTTTATCTAAAATAAATTCGACATTTTTTGTTAAGTACGGAGAATATATGGCCATTTTTAAGATTTATTTTCTATCATGTAGTCAGGTAAAGAAAGTATAGTATTATTTATAAGACGTTTTCTTTTTTCAAAATCTTCATAGAAATAAACATCAAAATAAGAATTTCCTCTTTTATAGTCTTTAATTATAAATTGATTTTCTTTTATCTCATTAAAACCTAGTTCTAAATACTCCATATTTTGCTTTACTGTTTTACTTTTATTAAGATGAACATCAAATTTTAAATCTTCTATGTCATATCTAAAACTTTTATTTTTTATATCCTCACCACAAGATATAAGAAAAGACCTTCTACCCTCTAAGAAATAAGCTAGATTAATTGACTGTGTTAATTGTAATTTTTCAAGTTCATTTCTATACATTATATCTGTATTAACTCTTTCGACTTCTTCAATAAAAGATTTTGTGATTTTAACCAACTCTCTATTATTATTGTTTTCATCATTTACTATTGTTGTACTAGAAAACAAATTAAAACTAATCTCATACTTTAATTCGCCTTTATCATTAGTTTGATTCGAATAAAAAGTATAATAAGGTAATTTTAAAAGTCTATTTTTGATATTAATATAGTTCTTTTTTCCATCTGAAAGTCCTAAGTACTTTACTAAATCGCCTAAATAAAATGAAAAAGAATTCATGTGGCTATAAGTATAAACAAATCTAATAATTTCAAGGTCTTGTTTATCTAAATATATTTTTGGCAAAGCCCTTTTTTCTGTATCAGGATTTATTAGCTCTAGTTTAAGATTTTCAATATTTTCATCTTGCCCAATTGAAAACTTATAGAAAAAATTCATTTGTTTACCTGAAAGATTCTTAGCACTATAGTCGTCTGACATGTATTCATTTTCATTTTTTTTAACATTCAAGTGCGAGTATCTTTTACCTTTTGTGAAAGGTAAAAAAATTCCAGGTGAAATATGTGGTGGAGTTTTGATTGCAATTTTATTAATATCAAAATCATAATCATCTTTTAGTACTTCTGTTATACACATTAGTATATCATGTATAAATGCAGAATTTATTTTGCTAATACTTAACTCCTGTAAATATGGGTAATCACATATGTTATAATTAGAGCTTGACTTCCATTCATCTAAAAAATCTTTTCTTTGCTCCTCTAATTCTTTTGGATTTTTTACTCCAGCACTAATGATTCTTCCACTTTTTAAATACTCACTTTCAACAATCTCTAATTCTTTTTTTAGGTATTTACTGCTTTTTTTTCTTGAAGATTTATTATCTTCACTTAGAGAATCTAAAGTCATATCAGACCATCTCTTCTTAAGCTTTAATGATGATGAGTTCTCTTGATTTCTTAATTTTTTAACATCATTTACTGTATTTATCTTTTTAAACTTATCTGAAATAAGAGAATATAGAAATTTTTCAAATTCCAAACTAATTTCTTCAGCGGACATACCTCTCAATCTAAAAATTTCAAAATATTTTCTTGTTATCATTTTAAATCTATCATTATCATATATAATATGATAAATTAAATTTATTTTATTTAGATCTTTCTGTTCATTACCTACGTTTTCTTTAACATCTTTACTCATAAGGTTGCTCCTTAATATATTTTTGCTTGTAAATAGATAAAACTTCTTGTATTTTAAAGTTTAAATTATTGTCTTCTTTGAACCATTTTAAACTTTTATTAGTCCAATAGCCAGATTTAGTATATTTTTTTTCATTTAGTTGCATTTGATGCATAATACCAGAAATCTTTAAATTAGTGAAATTCAACTGTACTTTATTATCTAAATAATCATTAATAATAAGTAATCTTTTACGAATTGTTGAATATCCCATTTCTTTTAATCCATTTCCATATCTAGCATCTGGTTTAGTTTTAATTAAGTATTCAGAATTAGAATTAAATAAATAAAATTCAGCAGCATTACTGCCTTGCTCCAAATATTGTTTATACTCTTTTTGTTCTAATGTATCTTTTGTAAAATCAAATAAGAACTTGTCTAGCTTAAATTCTGTATCCTTTAATTTTATTAATCTTTTTTCTAAATCTATGTCTTTTATTTTTATACCCCTTAGGTCTTCAGCATCTTTACCAATAAGACCACAAAAAGCTGCATAAATTATAAACTTATCTTGTGCATTAGTTAGCTTACTACATACCTGAAGGACTTCATCTTGTGTTAGATATTTTGATAAATCAAATTCAGCGACTAAATTTTTTGGTTTAGAAAAGTGAATATCGTAATTTAAAGTTTTAAATATCTTATTAATTTTAAAAATTATAGCCATTATGGCATTGTATGTTTTATTCTGGCTCATATCTTTCACAATTTCTTCTTTATCATTACCTACTATCTCAACAATATAGTCATTTTCTTCCTCAACAAGCTTTCCTTCTTTAGCAAACCAAAATATTAACACTTTATAAACTTTGAGTATACCAATCCTTGTTTTTTCATCCTCATTTTGTAATAGCTCTGATAATACATTTTCATTTTTTAAATTATAATTCATAAATTCAAACATCCTTTTTTTAATTATATATATATTATAACATTTACCTTCTCCGTTTTAAATAGAAAATAAAAAAATAACCTCAAAATAATGAGGTTATTTAAATTAAAACTACGATTTTATTGTCATTCTTATTTAAATTAAAATAAATTCTTAGATTTATATTTACATAACACAAATAACACATTTAATGAGTTTATTTTTTATTCCACTTTTTTAACATATTACTCAAATCAGACTCATTTATTTTATTTAAAGCTATTTCTATAGCTAAATTTTCTTTATCATAATTCACATCTATATTATATTTGTCACAAAGTATTAGTAATGCAGCTAATCCAGTTCTTTTATTTGCATCTATAAATATATGGCCTTGTATAATACCTACTACAATATGAGATATTTTTTCTTCAACTGTAGGATACATAACTCTACCAAATACCTCCTGGTTTATACCATCAATTATACTTATAGCAAGATTTTTATTTCTAATACCCATTCCAGCTCCACCATATCTTTCAATCATCTTTTTGTTAATTTTACATATATATTCAAGTGTAATCATTTACTTGCCAACCTTCTGAATACATCATCATTTTCTTCTATACACTTATCTATTTCATTATCAGAAACCGGACAAAGATTATCTAATTCTTTTCTAATTTCTTGACTATATATATAACCTTTTGATTTTATAAATTCAAGTACTTCATCTATTGTTATTTTATCGACCATAATAATGCCTCCATTTTATATTATAGTTATATTTATATTACCCTAAAATAGTAATAATTACAACAATACAAAAATGTTATTTATCATACTTATTGACGTATTCAAGTAATGCCATGCTCATCAAATCAGACTTATTAAACTCTCTAAACTTTTTACAAAACTCATCAAATAAGTTCCATGCATCTTTATTCAACCTAACAGTAGTTCTTATAGCATCTTTTGAAGGTAAATCAATCTTAATACCATCCTGTACAACCTCTATTACATTTGTATCTTCTTTATTCTCAAACCAATTTAATACATGCTGTATCTTGTCATAGTCTTTTGCTAAAGAAATTATATTATTTTTAAATTGGTTGTCAATTACTATGTTGTGACTGTTGTCATCTTCTATTGTCATATTAAATGTATTATCATTATTACTCTGTTGTCTATTGTTTACTACCTTTGTCATACTATTGTCACCAATAAACACATACTTATCATTTACACGCTTATAACCTCTTTTAGTGAGATATTTTCTTATACTGCTTTCAGACACTCCAAGTTCTATAGCAACTTTAGTCAAGCTCTTACTATTATTTAACTTATTATTAATATATTCAACTATATATGTTATATCATTATTTTTCAAATCATTCCAAGTCATGTAATCACCTCAATTTAAGTATACTACACGAGATTACGATTGTCATACTATGTTAATCTTTTAATTCTAAGTTTAATCTACATATCTTTCTAAACTATATCATTTTTTTACAATATTATGTCTATTAATAAGTAAACAATAAAGTCAATATACTAAATTACAGCATATTGACTTTATATACTTACTACAAAATTAACCCTAAAGTGCTGTTATACTTTAACTTATTACTAGATTTTAGTACCATATATCTTTCTAATTTATTTATTAACTTCAAGTAACACAATCTATTAAATATTAAATACAAATTATTGAAATCAGTTTTATATTTAAACAAAAATATTTATATTTGAAGTATTAGCATTTTTAAAATATAATTGAATTATAACTTGAAAAAGGGGTTGAAAAAAATGAATGTTGAACAATCTAAAAAAGTTTATTTGAATATTGGAAAAGAATTATCTAAAAAAATGACTAAATCAGAATTAACTAAATTTTCACAAGAAATAGCAAACTATTTGCAATACGCTGGACTTGATAAGAATATGAAAATTAAACTATTTCAAACAATTTTGGAAATGGTGGCAAGGAAAAAAATAACATTATCAAGCGATAGCGAATTTACGGAAGGAATATTGCAAAGCGACGAAGCAGAAATGACAATGAACGTAGGATTTATAATCGAAGGATTAAGTTATTATAGTAACTAAATCTTTAGCATTAAAAAACAGTGTATTTATCGAATACACTGTTTTTATTTCCAAATAGTTAATCTAAAAATAATTGCCATTATATCATTTCTCTATAAATTAAATTGCCATTTAAATCCCTCGTAGTTAATCTGAAAATTCTTATTACAATATCATTTCTAAATAAATTAAAAAATATTTTAAATCCCTTGTAGTTAATCTTAAAGATACTATATACATTAATAATAATACTCTTTCATTTAAATTTCAATCATTGATTTTAATTCTTGTTTACAATTTTCTATACTTTCGCTCAATTCTTCCAAAAAATCTGGTAAACTATCTTCTATATTTCTCTCGACTAATTCGTCAAAATTTTCTTTGTTGAATTTTTCATAACTATTCCAATTCAAAGTTTCGCTTTCAGTGTCACACCAAGTAGCAAATTCTTCGTAATCATTTAAAAAACAAAGTTCTCCTAAAAGATCTTCAATTTGAACTTCTCCTTGACTAAATTCATAGACAATAATTTCTCTCATATTAAAAATATCATCTGAATAGCCTTGCCAACTTGAAATTGTGCTTTTTACAACTCCTTTCAAATTTATAGAAATTCTTATAGTATCAGTTGTTTCTATTAAGTAGCATTCTTTATAAATTTTCGTAGCTTCTTCCTTTATTTTATCTATATTCATATCTACAACCTTTAAAAATTTTTTAGCTTCTTTTTTATCCATTTTACCCATTTTAATTTCCTCCTATTTTAAAATATTATTCAAGATATATCTGTATTTTTGTATTAAAAAACTGTATTATAACAATACAGCTTTATGATTTTTATATTCAATTTTATAATTTTTTAAAATAAATTCAATTACATCTATGTCTAAAATCTTCACTCATTTTTATACTTACTTCAAAATCATCTATTGTTATTATAGTGCTTTCTATATCTTGTATTTCCTATCCTGCATCAGCTATATAAGACCATTCTTCTTTGAAATATTTTTCCATTTTTATTCCTCCTTATAATTTTTCTATATTTGTAATCTTTATTATAGAGCTACAAATCTCTTCCTCATTTTTTTCTACTACTTCAAATTCAACATTTATGTCTATGTCATAATCTTCGCCTAATCCGCAATATGTATAGCTTCCTACATTTAAATATTCGTTTATATCTCCAGCTGTAAAAAAGTCCCAACTACTTGTTCTTTCTACTGTTCTAGCATATAATTCTTGTACCTCATTATCAAATTCAATTATATTAAATTCCCCCCCCCTTTTTTAAACTTTCCATTTCTTCTAAAAATTCTATTATTTTATTTTCCATTTTAGTCATCTCCATTTTTTAATTATTTTTATATACAACAGTTCTTTCGCTCTTTTCAATTTCTGTAAGATACTCTAAAAATTCTTTAATTTCTTGCTTGTTTATGCCTATAAATTCGTGTCTAATTTCACATTTTTCAATACGTGTAGAATATTTCTCTTCTAATTTATAAAATTTAGGTCTTGTATTGGCTATAAGGTCACTTTCTACATTTTTGCTACATAAGCTATTTACATATATTAAAATGTTTTCTATATTTTCTATGTCTACTTTGTCATCCTTTGAATAATAAAAATTAAATCTCAATCTTATTCCTATACTACTGTTAATTTCACCATGACCCCATGTTTCAATTTTTAAACTCTTTCCAGCTGTTTCTTTAACGCATCCTATATGACCGTTCGCACAATCTTTAAGACTTATATCAAATATATCATTGTTAATTTTATTAATCTCTTTTTCTATCATTTTAACATTCTCTTTATTAACTTTTAAATCTAATATTGTACTAAAATCTATATTCATGTTTTAAACCTCCAATTATTTTTTATTTTAATTATAACATCTGTTGGTGAACTATATTTGTACCAATCCAAAATTTTTAACAATTTACTCCTCTATAAAATAAATGCCATATTAATTCTATTTTTCTTGATATTTCTTCTATTTTTCTAATACTTTCAACTTTAGATTCTTTAATTTCTTTAAATCCATTTATGAAATATCTTGGATTTTCTTGTATTAATGTCTCTATAATAAGTTCTTTTGTTTTTTTCGTACTTGCATTAGGAACTTGTTTTATTATTTCATCGAATATTTCAACTATTTTAAGTACATTTTCTTTTATCTCACTAGCCCATGTGTTGTTAAATTTTATTTCTCTAGCTATCTTCTTAGCTTCTTCATAACTTATGTTATAATCTTTAACCTTTTTTAATTTGTGTGATACTTGTGTTTCATATTCCAGTAAGCTCCATATTTTACTTTCTTCTGCAAATTGAGAATTTTTTAATATCTGATTTATATGAAATGCTTTTTGCTCTAAAGAATTATGTTCTAAAATATCTTTGAAATTATCTATAAAGAATTTAGCACTTTCTATACTTCTCATTTCTTCTTTTATTCTTTTAAACTTTCTTTTACATTTTTCTGTCATTTCTTCTATGCTCTTGTCTTTTACTTTATAATCTCCGTCTTCTATTTTTTTCATTTTAATCTTTTCTAGTTCGTCAACAAAATTTAAAACATTATCTCTTATTTCATTAGCCAATTCAACTTGTTTTTCAGAACCATTTAACGTTAATACATTAAATGAATTTTCTTTTATTTCTTGACTAACATTATCTTCTCTATAAATTTCTTTTGAATATATTTCAATTATTTCATCAGTAAGTAAATCTATGAATTTTTTCAACACATCTGAGTATTGTTTTATGAAGTAAAAATTTTCATTGTTACAATCATAATAAATTTTTAATTCAGAAATATTACCAGAATTTTCAACACGCTGTGCTATCTTAGTTATTCCTAGTCCCTCTCCTAGTCCAATTCCAAAATCATTATTTTTAATAAACTCTTTGAAATTAATTTTAGAAGGAACTTTATTTATGTAAATTCGTCTATGTTCTCCACCTTGCCATAATTTATATTCTTTTAATAAATTTTTTTCCAATAAAGTTTCCATTTTTACCCCTCCATTTAATTTATATGTTAATTATAACAATATTCAGTGAACTATATCTGTACCAATTGAGATTTTATCTTATAAACATCATATATTTTTTATATTTTCAAATTTAATACCTTTTATTTTCCCATCTTTTATAATGAAATAAACCCCCTTTTCACTTAATTCTTTTGCATCTTCTAAACTTATATTATTTATATCTTTTATATATCGTATCATATTGCACCTCCCATATTAAAATAAGTGTTTATACAGTTTTTTAAATTTATTTTATTATCTAATATTAAATACCAATCACCCATACAGGCTGGATAAAAATAATATTTATTATCATTTTTTATATATACAATTGAACTTCCATCACTTAAAAATACTTTAATGTTTCCATTGTTATTCAACTTATTAATCACATATACATCCTTTGAGTGACTTATATTGTTTGATAGCTCTTTGTAAGTTGCAACTGCGCTATCTAAATCTTTTTTATTTTTAAAGCTATAGCTCCAATCACCCATACAAATTGGATAGAAATTATAAACTTGCTCTTTAGTATCATATAAAACTATACTTTCATCTTCTAAAACTTCAATAACTCTGTCTGTAGTTTCTACATAAAAATTATCTAATTCGGCAGCCTTAACTTTTGTTGCTCCTGCAACTCCAACAAGAATTAAACCCAATACTATTCCCATAACTATATTTTTAAATTTCATTTTTACACCCTCCTAGTTTATGATTATGACCCTGTACAAGCCTCTATAGGCTGTTTGAAAATCATCTTAATGTATTTATACCTTTTGATTTTTATAATCTTTAAAACCCTTTTATCAAATCACTATCATTATCATTTGAATTATAATAATATAGCTATAACAATAGCGATTTGATAACTCATATATCATATTAAAAATATAATTTTAATACTTTATTACTTCATATTTTATATTAAAGATATGACACTCTTTTATATAAAACATAATCTTCATCTATATAAAAATCATAGTCATTAATCTCATCATCAACATATATCATTGTAAATGCTTCGAACAAATAACTTTCACTTTCTATCATTGTTATATTATTAAATTCTTTTAAAACACTTTCTTTTAGTTCTTCAATCATTAAATTAAATTTAGCTTCTAATGTTTTATAATTTTCCTCGTCATAATCTGTGTGTTGTAATTTATTATGTATGTTTATTGTTTCATAAAGAATTGTACTATCATCAAAAGACAACGCATGGTCGCTATTCGCTTTTATAATTCCTTCAAGGAATTTGTTTCTATCATGAACATTTATATAATTATTATTGTAAAGATCAATCGAATAATTTGCTAATGAGTTTCTAAAATAATCTAGTGTTTGACTTACTATGTACATTTGATTTTCTTCATAATCTTTTCTTATATATTCTCTTAACTTACTATTTGTTTTATAAACTCTTTTTAACTCTTCTCTATTTAAATCTGCTATTTTTTTCATTTTATTTCCCTCCAATTATATTAATTCATATATGCCATAACCATTATTTTTTGTATTATTTACTTCTTCAAGTATCCAAGATTGTATCATCGTCATATCTTTACCTTTTATTTTATTAGTATATGCTATTAAAACATCTATATTTTTTTTATCTTTTTTTACTTCTATTAAAACTTTTTTAGAATTATTATTTTGCCATGCTGATATTATCATAGTAATCAAACCTCCCTGTTATATTAAAATTAATATTTTATTTGAATATTTATTTCATATTTCTTTCTATCTGAAAAGCTGCTAATTCATAAGCTTCTGCCTTTCCATTTGCTATTTTATCATCATTTCTATATGAATATCTTTCATATTCAAACGCTAATTGTTTAAAGCGTTTAACTGTTTCCTCTTTTGTTTTATGTGTTCTTTCCAACTCAAGTGCTACCAACTCAAACACCTTGGATTCCCCTTTGCTACTTTGTTATTATTTATATCTGCATCTTTCTTGTAACTAGATGCGATTGTTTTAAAATATTTAATTGTTTCTTCTTTTGTTCTATATGTTCTTTCCATTTTTCTTCCTCCATTTATATTAATAATTAATTTTATTTATTTTAACGTCTAACCTATTGTTTTTAAATATTTGACTATATCTAATAATTAACTGGTATTTTTAATAATCTATTATCTTCACTCATGCCTATTTTATATAAATCTTTTTCATATGTATAACATCTAATAGTTATAGAGTCCTCATCCATAGAGTAAAGACTTATTTTAGAATATTTTTCTCCTAATTTTTCTCTTATTTCTTTATCTATTTTTTCATAAGCTTTATTTCTTGCTATAGTTCTTTTTCTGTTCAACTCATGGTCGTCCATCAAATTGTATTCATTTCTATTCCCATGCACTCTGTAGCCTTCCATCCAGTCTAAAACCTCTATAGTGTCAAACTTACAATTAAAATTTTTGTTTATATATTTTGTTAAGTCACTTTTTGAATAGCCATTGAAAAATGTATTATTCAATTTTATGCTTGAAACATTTTCATCAGTCGACATACTAATGTTAAAACAATGGTCAATATGTGTATACCACCCAAATCTTTTTGAAATTTTACAATTCTGTATATTTCCTTCTAGCTCTAAATATATTTTATCTCCATTACCATTTATAAAAGCGGTTCTAATTCTATGATTTCCAACATCTGAACCCTCTTCATAAATATCCATTCCAGCACCTTCAAATAATAATATTTTTTTCATTTTTAATCCTCCTATTGTTTTATATCAACTTAAAAGTTGAATTTTATTTACTTAAATTATTTAAAATTCTTTATATTGAATTTTATTTTCATTATCTAAATACATCATATTATTAATATTTTGTATTAATTGCTGTCTCAGTTCTTCTCCTTTTAGAGCCCAATCCAACCCAATTAAATTGCTCAGTCTAGTACTTAAAGAATTATAAGTCCCCGGCTCTCCTATTGTTTTACTTTCTAAAAGGTCACATATATTTATTAAATCTGTTGCAGTCATATATTCAGAATAATTTATCATGTTATTACCTCCTTATAATTTATTAGATTGTTTCAATAATTCTAATTGATTGCTGTTTCCACATTTTAAAATAATACTTTCTGTAGTACTCCAATAGCTACTATCTAAATCCTTTTTAAACAATGATTTTATCTTGATTATTAATTTTTTCATGATTTATTCCCCTTTCAATTTTTTTTATTGGAAGTGGCGTTTTTAAAGAACGCCCTAAAACTTTTAATTTAAAAAACTATAGCTAAATAATTTGATGCTATGCAAATACCCTCATAACGCAAGTCTCTTCCATACAACTCATAATCAAAGTATTTTTCAAGTGTTTCTTGACCTAACTCTTCAATATCTCCTAATTGTTCAATATAATTCTCTGCAAATTCAATATCTGTCATATTTTCATAATATTCTATATTTTCTTCGTCTAAATCTTCAATAATTATGTCTTTATCAAAACGTAAATCTCTTGAAAAGGCTTCTATGTCAAAGTAGTAATCAATATTTTCTATACAAGATAAATCACCATAACATATTTCTTCTATATAACTACGTCCTAAATTTTCATCATCCAATGATGACCTGTCATCAAGTTGTATAAAAGTATAATTATCTGATAGTCTGCAAATATCCCCTTCAAGCATGTCATAAAAATCAATGTATCCATGTTCAAGCAAAGCCTTTAGCTGTTCAACTTCATATTCTTCTAACCCCTCAAGTTCCTTTGCTAATTCATTCAGTTGCTCTATATTGCTATATTCACTTATTTTTAACCCTTCTATATCTGTTTCAAAATCTGTTATGAAATACTCTTCATATTCTTCATTTATCCCTATTCTATTTAATATTTCTTGTAATTCTTCCTTATCTATTGGAAGTTTAGCCCATTCCCCTATTAGTTCGCCTTCGTTATATTTCCCTAAATTAGTTATGTATATATTTAGCATTTTTATATCCTCCCTTTTAATTATTCGCTTATTTAATATGGTAAAAATGGCGAGTTATATTTTATTATTATTCCCTTTTGTACTTTTCTTGATTTTATTATATTATACATTCGCCAATAATGCAATATGTTTTTGCAGATATTTTATTAAAAAATTTTTACATTTCTATTTCTAATAACTCAGATGGTTCTATATCTAATACAAAGCAAATCTTTTCAAACTCACTAATTGTAAACTCTCTATGTCCATTTTCTTTTTTTGAATATGTTTTAAAAGTTATTCCTATAGCAGTACTTAATTGTTGTTGTGTAAACTTCTTTTCTACTCTTAACTCTTTAAGTCTAGCTAAATTCATGTCATACCTCCTAGTAATATTATTATAGAATAATAATATCATATTAGAGAACTATATAAAAGGAATTTCAATTATACTTTCCTAAGTTAGCTATATATATTTTTAGCATTTTTATATCCCCCTTTCATTTATCTTATGACTATTTGGTCGTATATTAATTTAAAGCTTTCCCTTTTCTTAATTTAATTATAATTCATTAAGTCCATGTTGTCAAGTCTATTTGGTCATACATTTTTTTAAAAATTTTTATTATTTTTCTAATAAAGTATTTGCATCAATGTCTAAAAAAGTTATTAATCGTTCAAATTCAGATATTGAAAATTCACGTTCTCCTTTTTCTTTTCTTACATAAGAACGCAATGAAATGTTTATACCTCTTGCAACATCTTCTTGTGAATATTTTTTTTCTTCTCTTATTTCTCTTAATAGATATAATTTCACTTTGTCCCCTCCAACATTATTATTATAGAATAATAATATCATATCAGAGAATTATATAAAAGGAATTTCAATTATATTTCCCTAAATTAGTTATGTATATATTTAGCATTTTATAGCCCCCCCCTTTTTTACTGACTCGTTACTAGTCGTTTTGTAAAAATTTTTATTTTATGATTTAATTATAATTGACTCGTCACGAGTTGTCAAGTATTTTTTTTGAGTAGATTTTTTATCTACTCATCTATTTTTTCTATTACTATTTTATTACCATCAAAAGTCAACAAAACTTCTCTGTCTAGTTTAGTTATGTCCATATGTTTTATCCATGTAGTTGGAATTGTAACCCTATTCGTATATGATTCTCCCCTAGAATTACCAGCTCCTTTATTGAATATTACTTTTGCTTTTCTCTGCTCATACATTCGTTATACCTCCAATGATATTATTGTTTAATAATACCATATTAAGAGTTTATATAAAAGACACTCAATAGTTCAAGTGTCTTTTTATGTACTACTATTTAACTGATTTAAGTTTTTTTAACTCTTTTAAGTCATTTAGATTACATGTCGTTGTGACTTGTACATCTCCTAAATCTTCTCTTATTTCTGTTATATTTTCAGCCGTTGCAATAGCTTGATTATATAAAATATCTTGTTTCTTTTCAATGACATCAAGTCTATTTTCGATACTATCAAATCGCTTGTCGATACCATCAAGTCTATTTTCAATACTATCAAATCGCTTGTCGATACCATCAAATCTAGTATTAATTCCTTTTATTTCTCCTTGCATCTCATTAATACTACTATCCATTTTTTGTAATAATTCTAGTATCTTATTTTCCATAATAACCACACTCCTTTTATTATTATAACATGAATGTAAGTACTATATTCAAGTACTTAATAAAACAATCCATAAATTATTTTACTAAATACTTGATGTGTTTTTGATAATGCAGTACCTCACAACTGCTATGTCATATTAAGTTTTCAATGTACTATTGTATCCGAATTTTTAAAAAGCGTTTTTCGGATTTGGATTTGATTCTATATTTGTTTTGATACTTTAATTATATATTCTTATACGAATATTGTCAACGTATTTTTCGGATTTTTATTTTTTATTTTACTCGATTAGTCTAAGTCGAGTAATTCAAACATTTCTTCTTTACTGAATTTAAGCAATTTAGCTATTTTTTCAAGTTCTTCAATTTTAAATGATGTTTTACCCTTTTCCTTATCATTATAAGTTGAAGTCGACATATTAATGTATGTGCTTAACATTTGTTGCGTGTATCCTCTGCTTTCTCTTAATTCTTTTAATCTATCTAAGTTCATTTTGTTCCCTCCAAGAATATCATTATTCTATAATAATACCATACTAAAGAGTTATATAAAAGACACCTTAAATTAAAGATGTCTTTTTATGTACTGCTATTTAATTGATTTTGCTGTTTCATTTTGCACTATATCAAGCTTAGTATACAACGAAGTTTGACCATTTTCTAGGTCTTCAATTCTAAAATCAATACGACTAAAACATTCTAAAAGTCCCTCAACATTAGATTTTATTTTATCCTGTGTATAATCAAATTCGTCAAGCTTGTCATTTAAAACTTTAATACTTTCCTGTATTTCTCGTAGCAATTCTAATGTTTTCTCATCCATTTTATCTACTCCTATTTAATTGATTTTAACTTTGCTATTTCATTCCAATTTTTAGATGTAGCCATTTCTACAAAGTTCATGTCATTTTTTAAAGTGTCTATTTTTTCTCCAACTTCTGTTATACCTTCCATATTTCTAGCAACTTGATCATAAGTTAAGTCTAGTTTCTTTTTAATTTCTTCTTGACCTTCTTTTAAATCACTAAGTTGGTTTTCAATCCCATCAAAACGACCATCCATACTATCTAGTCTATTTTCGATTCTGTCAAACCTAGTATCCATTTTTTGTAATAACTCTAATATTTTTTCATCCATGCCGTTCACACTCCTATTTTATTATTATATCATAATTTAAGTGTTGTATTCTAACACTTACTAAAATAATCTAATAAATAGTTTAAATTATATTAGTAAATATTAGATAGTTTATAACCATGTAGGTGTCAAGCAGTACAAACTATAATTTTAATGCTCAATCTTTAGTACTTTTTATAACGCAGTACCTCACAACTGCTATGTCATATTAAGTTGTATTGAGTGCCATTTTAGAAGCAACTATTGTTGATACCTCAGATTTTTGTAGGCTCAAACTGGAAACCTTTATTAATTTTATTTACTTACTTAATGTTGGGAACACCTCACCAACTAGTATAATTAATTTTTAGCTTTAGAGTTTTAAGAAGGTTCTTCGCCTGTTACTTCTTTGAGAGGTGGTTTAGTGTTTTCTTGTTCTCCCTTGCTATGATTCAATTATACAACCGAAAAGGGTGTATGTCAATATAAAAAATAAAAAATAATACCGAAAAGGATTTGAATGTTTTATAGTACTAACCTTTTTGGTGTTGTTTAAAGTTATCTCATATGATATTATAAATGTAAAAAAGAAGGTGGGAAAATGAATAGACTAAAAGAAGTTAGAAAAGAAAGAGGCTATAATATACAAGAAATAGCTGATAAACTAAATGTAGCTTATAATAGTGTCTTAAGGTGGGAAAATGGTAATAGAAAAATAGATATAGATAAATTAGTTGAGTTGTCTAATATATACAATGTAAGTATAGATTATATATTGTGTAAAACAGATTTAAAAGAGAATATACAACTAAAAGAAGAAGAAGTCAATCTATTAGACAATTATAGAGAGTTAGACACTAAGAGTAAAACGATAGTTCAAGAACAAATAAACACATTAAAAAAACTACTGTAAGCTAGACATATATACTCTAGCTTATTTTTATATTTAATTTTAAAGATTAAAGGTATATAAAAACATAAGGCGAATGCATTGAAATGTGCTTAGAATGGATTTAAATGGCTTGTACAATATGTTATTATAATAAAATAGACTAGCTATAATCTAGTCTATTTTATATTATTAAATTATTTTATTTAATGTTAAGTACTACCTTGAGTAGATTATATTACTATATGTCAAGTAGTTCTTTTGATTCTATATCTAAATAGCTACATATTTTCTCTAATTCACTTACTGTAAATTGATTCTCTCCTTTTTCTTTTCTGTGATAATTTCTTAAAGATATGTCTAACATTCTAGCAATATCCTCTTGAGAATATTTTTTTTCTTTTCTTATATCAATTAATTTTTCTAATTTCATGCTATCACCTCATTAATATTATAACAAAAAAGAGTTGCTTAATGTATAAGTAACTCAATAAAGATATTAAAGATAAACAATATATATTGCTCTAAGTGCAAAATATAAGAAGAATAATAAACCTAGTATCTTTATTATTTTTAAAGTGTTTTTAATATGTTGACTCATGTCATCACCTCGTTTACTTTCAATATTAGGTGTGTTACAATATACCTATAGAGATATATTTTTATAGGTATATTGCATTGGTTATTAATGTTTAATTATGTATATAAGTATTAATAACCAACCGATACAAGAACATAAAGAAATCAAAATATGTTCAAGTGATTTAAATACTTGTACAAAGAGCTTTTCAAGTTGGTGGCACAACTCGATTAGCTCTTTTATTTTGCCTTTTGTTATTCTCATAACGTCACCCCCTAATATTGAATTGTATAGATAAGATTAATTCTTATCTTAATTAAATTATATATAATAATGACAAATTTGTCAAGAAAAATATGGCAATAAGGTTGTGAGTTGATATTCGAAGATGTCAGATTAATGCTAAAATGATGTATATAAGACTTTATAATCCATAAAAAAAATTTGTTCTATAGCAAAATAATATTTTATATAGATATTAACAACTAAAAATTGAAATGCAGTGATTGCAACAGGTTTGTAGTCTAAGAATTATAATGACTGACATTTTACTGACAAAATAGAAAGTGTAGTTGTTGTAAGTGTTGAAAATACTAGGTTTTAGGAAAATGGCATAAAATACTTATTTTTATGTCCTTTTTACTGACAAAAACATAGATTTTTAAAATAAGATAAAAGTAATACTTTTATTAATTAAATAAAGTAAATAGAGTATTTTATATATTAAAATAAATAAAAATGAAGTAGGGGGTATTTTATGGAAAGTGGCTTGTTTGTCAGTAGGATTTTGTGTGTAGTCCTTTCATTTCCACATTTCAAAAAAATTGCAGACGGATTTACAGACGAAATAGCTCTGTATTTTCCTCATAAAACAAATATTTATCTAAAGATATTTCTTAGATTTTTACTCTTAAATTACATTCTCAACAAGGAAAATATAAAATAAAAGTGTATGTATTGATTACATAAAAATAACTAATACATATAAAAATATTAAATACAAAAAATAACTTGAAATATAGGAAGATTTATTAAATTAGAATTAAAATGTCGTCTGTAAAAAAATAAGTTTCAATATTTTACTTAAAATTAAAATTGACATCTAAAAAAACATAAATAGTATAGTTAAAGAAATTGATTTATTGATTTGAAAATAGTTGATATATAATTTAAATATTAACTAAAAATTTTTAATAATAAATTATTGGTTTAAATTTAAATTATATATAGTTCTAATTTAGTGCTAATTTTAACTAATAACTAAAAAATGTCATTTTATAGTTGAATTTTTGTGCAAATTTAATGTAATTATCAAGTTTTTATATGGTATAATATATTTAGCAAATATTTACTTAGGAGGAATGAAAATGGAAGAAAATTACCAAGTTATAGGCTTAGATATAGGAAGAGGATACGTAAAAGGATATAGTAAGTACAATGGAATGGTTAAAGAATGTTTATTCAAATCAGTATTTGGTGATGGAAGAAACATAGATTTTGAGAAATATGAAAATCCAATATACATAGATTTTGAAGGTGTAAGTTATTTTATTGGTTTACTAGCGGAAAAAGAAAGTATAACACCTATAAGAAATTCTGATGACTCTAAAATATCTTTGACAATGAGAATATTAGTTGCTGCTGCTCTTAATGAAATAACTGTAGCTGATGAAGTAAAAATAATGTTGGGTGTTCCATATAAATCATTTAGAAAAACTACACTTAAAGAGGTTCTAGAGGCATATAAAGGTAAGACATTCAAAATAAAAGATAAAATAAAGGGTGGGTATAAAGAAATAAAAATATCTGACATATCCATATTTAGAGAAGGGGATGCTGCTTTATATCATTTGTTAGAAGGTGAAGTGAATGAAGATAAGGCGGTTGGTGTGGCTCATATAGGATTTAGAACCACAGAATTATCCTACTTTGAAAAAGGTTTTGTATTTAATGACAAACTATCAGATACATTAGAAGCTGGAAATCAAGATGCTTTAACAATAGTTCAAAAACAACTTAAAGATAGAGGTATAATAAGAGAGCTTAATGAAATAGATAGTTCTAGTGATTATGATGAACTTAAAAAGGCTGCCTATATTATGGCGTCTGAAAGTACAGCTCAAAGAATAGCTTCTAAGTGGAAAAATATAGATGAAATGGATGTATATGTAAGTGGAGGTACTGCGCTACATATGACATTTGATAATAGATTCAAAGTCTCTAAAGACGCTCAAATGGTTACGGCCAAAGGATTATTTGAAGTAGGTATGGAACAATTCTAGGAGTGATATTATATGAAAAAATCATCTAGCTTTTATTTAGAAGAAGATATATTTGGTGAAATAGAAAAGTATCAAAATGATAAAAATATAAGCAGTAGAAATACAGCTTTGGAAAGAATAATATTAGAGTGGAAAAATCTTCAAGAAGAAAATAAATTATTAAAACAATGTTTAGGCAATGGTGTATATAGGACAAATAAAAAGACAAGTGTTACTGAAGAAAAAAAAGATATAAAAAAAGAAAATTCTATTATTAAGAATATATTTAATAATATGCCAGATTAAATGAAAATATCTACTCAAGAAATTTTGGGTAGATATTAAAAAAATATTGAGAACATAGAGGGTGTATGATATAATAGAAATAGAACATAGAGGGTAATAAAATTTCTGAAGCAACATGTTGCGAAGAACAATTGCAAGATAGTTTTTATCTTGTAATTGAAATAAAATTTATAAGAAAAGAGGTAGATATTTATAGTTAGAGGTAATGAATTTATAAAAGATGTTATTGTAACAGACAAAAGAACAGGAGAAATATTGGAGCATAAAGGGATGAAAAGAGGTGAGGTACTTGAAATTGGAAAGAGAAAAAAGAGTTTTTCTCCAGAGCAAAGGGCTATTATCAATAATAAAAAAGAATTACCATACCATAATTTTAAATTAGGAGGTTTTGTATTTTGTACTTATGTTAAAAATGAATTATTATTTAATGAAGTAAATATAAGTAAAGCTAATATAAGTAGATTAATATATCTCGCAACATATCTAAACTATAATACAGGAGAAGAAAATTTATTGGTTAGATATTCTCAGTTTAAAGAAATGATTCCTATAGATAGAAAAAACATGAGAAAAATATTAAATCTTAAAGATAGGGCATTTAGAAATTTTTTAGCAGACGTAAAAAAATGTGAGTTATTATATGAATCTAATAATAAATTTTATATAAATTCAAAATATTTTACTAAAGGAATTCCTAATTTTGAAAATAAAGAATATACAAGAATATATATAAATACTAGTAGATTTCTTTTTGAACATTGCACACCAAGACAACATAAACAATTAAGTTATATATATCAACTCATACCATATATACATTTCGAGAGTAATATCTTATGTTTAAACCCTCATGAAACAGATATTTCAAAAATAAAAAAAATTAGTTTATATAAAATTTGTCAATTATTAAATATTAGTACAATAAAACAAGATATGAACAAATTTAAAAAGGAATTACTTAGATTTTATATAAAGGTAGAAGATGATAAATATTATTTTTTTAAATATGTAATAGTTGAAGGGAATAACAAAAATACAGACTATTTCATTATAAATCCTTGTGTAATATGGAAGGGAAATAATTTAAATTTAGCAAAGAAAACAATTGATTTATGCTTTTTTAATTGTATTTAGAAAGTCTGTCTAAGAATAAGAGGTAATGAACTGTAAAAATTAACAAAAATATAGGAAAAACAGTTAAAAAATTAAATTTAGGGGTGGCACAGAAATGTGACCAAAAGGCAAAAAAAACGGCACAGAAATGTGACCAAGAAAATTAATTTAAAATCTTACAATATAGAAAAGGAGAAGTATGAAAGAGAAAAAAGTAGAATTAATATATTTAGAAGATTTAGATGAATCAGAGAAAACAGGCGTACATAAAAATAGGTATCAAATATTAAATGAGGAATATGAACAAATGATAGATACATACACAGAGATGAGTAAAAGGTCTTCATATGATATTGTAAATGAAAGGCATAAGGAGGATTTTAAGGATGAACTATGGGATTATGATGATACAGATTATGATGATGGATTGCAAGGAAAGGAGATATAATATTGATATATAATAATAACAATTTTTATGAAGAAATAGATGGCAAATCTGCACAAGATTACATAAAGAATTTAGATTATAGCATAGACAATAGCAAAGATAGAATTAAATACATAGAGGAACGATTAGGGGTAAAACACACGTGGTTTGAAGAGTCAAATAGAAATTATATAGATACATTTTATAATACTCTTACAAAGAGAAATGAGAATATTATTACTAGAGTGAAATATCAAGAAAAAAAACAATTCAATGATAAATTTTGGGAAAATATATTTGAGCAAACATCAGATAGTCCTCTAGATAAAGATGGTGTATATTATGTTACTATTGATGGAGAAGAAGTAGTTATGGATTATAATAGATTCATTACTTGGTGTGGCTATAATCAAATTAATCCAATCGAATATATAAATGTTAAAAATCCTTTTAGTAATAGTAATGGTACATGGGAGTACACACATCATAATACATCGAAAATTAAGTTGATATTAAATAAAGATGACAGTATATATTCTACTTCTAATATAGCAAAAACATTAGAAATAATGGGGAGCTATATACTCTCAGTAGATGATAAACCTAAGGAAACTAAAATAAGAATATACAATTCAAAAGAGTTATTTAATAGAGCATGTCAGGAAGAAGCACTTCTAAATAAAATAGCACCTGCAAATGGTGGAAATATAAATTCAAACACTTCTAATAAAGATGGATTCCTAGAAGACAATTCCTTTGCATTTTTTCAATTACCTAAAAACTATAAAAAAATAAAAGATATAAAAGTTAAACCTAAAGATATTAAAAAATATCCAATTATAAAAACATACTCAGATACTTATGAATGGTATAAAGCTAAATATAAAGAATTAGGACATAAACAATTAAGTAAAGAAGAGTTAAAACTTAAGAGAATGGTTAGGAAAAATTTAAATGCATTAAAAAATGATATGACTGATGTTAAAAATTCTATAGAGAGACCAATTATATGGAAAGCACCATTAGCAGATGCAGGAAGCCCAGAATGGGACTATTTAGATATGTTTGATAAATCACATGTTAAAGAGCTTTTAAAGATTCAAAAGGGTAATGATTTGCAAGATGATTTAACATGTATAGTTATGGATTTAAATAATATTATATCTAAAATTGAATTTACCACAGTACAAAAAGATATTTTAAATTTATATAGAAAAGATAAATCATTAGAGTTTATTTCAAATTTAATGAATATAACTCCTCAAGCAATAAATAATCAAATAAATAAAATAGTGAACAAAATAATAGATGCATATGAGAAAAACTATGAAGAAAATTATTATTATATATCTGTTTGTAAAGGAAAATATAAAAAATGTAGCAGATGTGGAAAAATTAAGTTGCTATCTAGGTTTGATAAAAATGGTAAAAAGGGATATCGTTCAAATTGTAAAAACTGTAATTAGCTGGTGGGGAAAAGTGGTTTAAAAAAGGGTCGCTTAAAACATATTACTTATGTAAGGGATTAATAAAAATAATAAAATTATTCCTTACTATTATCAAATGAAAATTATATAAGAAAAGGGAGATTAAGAAGATATGAAAAAAGTAGATTTTTTAAAAGAAGTAGCAGAAGAATTAGGTATATCACAGATAAGAGTAAGAGAGATACTTGATGTGATAGAAAAAAAAAGAAACGAAGTACTACAAGATGGTGAAGAATTGACGTTGATGGGAGTTAAATACCTAACTAAAATACAAAAAGGTAAAGAAGGAGAAATAACTCTTAAAGATGGAACTAAAAAACCTTGGAAAACTGAGGAAAAAAGAGTTCCAAAATTAAAAATAGCTAAATCTTTAAAAGATGCAATTATATAGAGAGTGTATGGGTTAAAAGCCCTTTCATATGGTGACATATGGTAGCAAACCTAGAATATGCTAAAAATTAACACAATTAGCAGAGATAGTTTGCTAAACTATTAGGTCAATTAATTTGATACGAGGGTTCAAATCCCTTCCTCTCTTCCAATAAAAAGAGTTTATTATTTTTAAATAATATTTTAATTAAAAGGGAGATGTTTTTATGGTTAAATATAATGTCCATAAAGCTTTAGCAGAAAAGAAATTGTTAGAAGATAAGATAGACAGATGTATTGATAATTTTAGAATTGTAGGTACTAAAAAAGGTTCTGATAAAAATGTATATGAAACAAAAACAAGCGTAGAAGATTTTAATGTAGAAGTTTCAAGTAAATACCAGCAAATAGAAGATTTAATATATAATTATAATGCATTAGATAAAGCAATTAATATCTCTAATGCTATAACAAATGTTCAAATTGGTAATAAAAATTATACAGTTTTAGAAGCAATAAAAAGAAAAAATAGTATAGAATTAGATAAATCTTTATTGAGACAAATGGTTAGTAACTATGATTGTATGATGTCTGAAGTAAATCGTAGAAATGAAGAAGTGCAAAGAAATACAGACAAAATGTTTGAGGAAAAAGAAAAAAGTAAAGATGGAGCAGAACTTATTTCATTTTATAAAAAACAACAGGAATGGTCTTTAGTAGACCCTTTAAAAGTAAGAGAGAAAATAGAAAAGTTAAGGGATGAAATAGAAGAATTTGAAAAAGAAGTTGATTTCGCATTAAGTACATCAAATGCACTTACAATTATAGATGTAGATTTAAAATAGTCCTTAATTGGACTATTTTTTAATTTGCAGGTTAGGTGAATAACATAAATTATAAGTTCCCATTTGATTTTGGGTTAAAAATCAAACTGCTTATATAAAAGTGATGGGTACATACAAACGAAACGATTGTACTGTATAAAAGAGAACAATAGATATAAAGCTTAAAGTTAAAAATTCAAATATAAAATCTCAAGGATAAAAGATTAAATTATTAAAATAGTAAAAATAAAATAAAAAAGTTATAGAAAATCCTTGATAAATGCTAAATGCGTTAACTTATATTAGCTATTGTTAGCTACAAGGCTGCCTAATTTGCAAATAAATATATTCCCAGTAGAGTTAATAAAATTATAAAAAAGGTGAGAGTACATGAAAAATAATAAAGGAACAGTATTAGAAAAATGTGAAATAATAAAACAAGAAAATAATACATATAAAATTATAGAACATTTGAAAGATGGAGACCATGAAGTATTACTTAGTGATGTTTTGGATAAGTATACTGGTGATACAGATTTAAACATAACGATAAGATTAAGTGAAATAATAGCCCAATAAATCAATATTGGACTATTTATTTTTTACTTAATACATTGATAATGATATTTATGTGATAAATAGGGAGATATTGAATATGGAAGACATATTGAAGAAAAAAGAAGATGAGTCACTAGTTGACTATAGGATTAGAATACGACTTGCAAAGGTTAATAAAGAGATAGATTTGGATTGGGGAGAGATAGTTGAACTATTAGGATTAGAATGTTCTCCAGACCATTGTAGGAAGGTTTCTTATGGGTTGAAAGAGGCTTTTGATTATCTTAATTCTAAGATACAGAATAATTCTACTCAAGAAGAGATTGATAAAATAAATGAGAAAATATTAGAGTTAAAAAAGATAAAAGTACAACTATCTGATGAAAGGTCATTAGTAAATAAGAAAATAAGAGAATATTCAAGAATGGATAATATAATTGATTTATTTAATAATAAAATAGATGATATATCACTTCATAAGCCGTTTCTAAGTGATTCTAGTTACAAATGCTATGAATCTTCAAATCAAGAGGCTATTATGCTAATCTCAGACATACATTATGGATTAGAGACTATTAATGCATTTAATAGATATAATTCAGAAATATTCAAGATAAGAATACAATATTTAAAAGATAAAATTATTGAATATAGTAAGTTGCATAAGATTAAGAAACTGCATGTAATGCTACTTGGAGATTTAATTTCTGGGCACATACATAATTCTATAAGATTAGAAAATAGAGAAAATATAGTTGAACAAATTATAGAAGTATCTGAAATACTTAGTGAATTTATATATGAATTATCTAAAGAAATTGATAAAATTACTGTTTATTCAGTTGGGGGAAATCATGATAGAGTTCTTCCTAAAAAAGATGAAAATTTAGATAAAGATAATTTTACACTATTAATAGATGAATATATAAAGCTAAGAATTAAAAGTTTAGGCAATGTAATATTCCAAGAAAATATATATGATAATGACATAATAGTAGCTAAAATATGTGGAAATACATGTTTCGCAGTACATGGAGATAAAGATAAAATGTCTACAGCAATTCCTAAATTGACCTCTCTTATAAAATTAATTCCTGATTATATCTTTATGGCTCATCTACACAATTGTAAGGAAGATAATTATGGAGAAAGTGAAATATGTGTAAATGGAAGTTTCTCCGGAACGGATTCTTATGCTAAGAATCTAAGATTAAGTTCATACGCAATGCAAAAATTAATGATATTTAATGAAAGTGGGAGAATATGTACTTACAATATAAATTTAGGTAAGTTATAAGTTATTTATTAAGAGCTGAGTTAAGTTTATATTGTAAATTTAATTCAGCTCTTAATTGGGTTGAATCTCCCTATTAACCACTAGAGAACTAAATCTCTAGTGGTCTTTTTTAATGGTGGTGATGTTATGAATGGCAATTAGTAAAACAAAGTGTTTGAATTGTGGTGAAGAAAAATATACAGATAGATATTTTTGGAAAAGTCATAGTGAAATATTTACTTTAAATAAAAGACTTCCAGTATGCAAAGAATGTTTTAGAGCTAGGTTTTTACTATTAAATGGGTGTTACAATGGAGAACTTGTAAAGGCACTAAAACATATATGTTTCAACTTTGATGTTTATTTTGATGAAAAATTAGCTAAAGAACTTGCAGATAAAAAAAATAAAGATGAATTAATAGATGAATATATGAAAATTATTAATAGAAACTCAAAATATAAGGGAAAGACATCTTTAGATAATTTATTGAAAGAAATATATACAGGAGATAATAATGATAAAAATATAGTCATAAATGATGAAATTAAATTAAAATGGGGAAGAGGTTTTGATGATTATGAGTATAAAATCTTAGAAAGAAAATATAAGGAATATAAAGAATATTATGAACCAGAATCATTAACTGAAAGAAAATTGTTTGAAGAGATTTGCATTATTGAATTAGAAAAAGATAAATCAAGAGAAAAGGGAGATATGAAAGCTTTTAATGATTTATCTAAATTAGTATCAAGTAAAATGCAAGATGCTGAAATAAAGCCTAGTCAGAAAAAGAAAGCTGGAGATTCGCAAGATGATACATTTGGAATGAAAATGATGATATATGAAAAAAATAAACCTGTAAATGATAGGTTAAAGGAATATGAAGATGTAGATGGATTTGAAGCTTATGTAAATAAACATATGAAAAAACCACTTGCTGTTGCATTAGGTTTGGCTACAGGTAAGTATTCGATAAATGATGGCGATAAAGATATTAAATTTAAAGATGATGTAAGAGACATTTTAGAAGGTAATAAAAATGAGGACTAAATATGAAAAAAGAGAGCTGTCATCTAATGATTCATCCCGAAATCTACTAGAGAGTATAGGAGAGTATTGGGGCGCTTTTTATCTCGCAAATCCACATAGATTCTGTATGGATTACTTTGGATTTAATCTACATTTATTTCAACAGATATTAATTTATATGATGATGAAGTCTGACCAATTTGTATTTATTGCTTCTCGTGGACTGGGAAAATCATGGCTTCTAGGAGTGTTTTGTTGTGTTATAGCTGTATTAAAACCAGGTACTTGTGTTTTAATAGCAGCAAAAAGAAAGAAACAAGCAAAACTACTTATTACAAGTAAAATTTTAGGTGATTTATATTTAAAATCAGATACTCTGAAAAGAGAAATTAAAAGTTTCCAAGTAAATGCACAAGAAGTATCTATAGATTTTTGGAATGGAAGTAGAATAGAAGCTGTTGTATCTAATGATGATGCAAGAGGTTACAGAGCTAATGTTCTTATTGTTGATGAATATAGAATGGTGGATGAAGGAACTGTGAATGATGTTTTAGTTCCATTTTTAACAAACCCAAGACAACCAGGATATTTACAGAATCCTAAATATAGATATATGCAAGAAGAGAATAAAGAAATTTATCTTAGTTCAGGCTGGTATTCTCAGCATTGGAGTTATAAAAAGTTTATGGAAACAGTAAAAGGTATGCTTAGTGGTGAAGATATGTTTGCATGTAGTATTCCATTCACTTGCTCTTTAGAACATGGACTATTAACTAAAAAAAGAATACTTAAAGAAATGAAAAAAGAGAGTATGAGTGATGCTTCTTTCATGATGGAGTATTGTGGAGTGTTTTATAATGAATCAGATGATGCTTTCTTCAAGTCATCTTGGGTGAATCCATGTAGGGTATTAGAAAGTATGTTTTATCCTCCTAGTGATATAGAGTATCTTGAAAATAAGAAAAAAAGAGATAAGAAATATCATCTTAATAAGATAAAAGGAGAAATACGGATTATTGGTGCAGATATAGCTTTGGCCAGAGGAGTTAAGAATGATAATTCTATTTATACTTTGATGAGGATGCTTCCAAATGAAGGCACATATAAAAGATGTGTTGTTCATATAGAAGCTTATAATGGTATGGAAGCTGAAAAACAAGCAATAAGATTAAAACAATTATTTTCAGATTTTCAGGCAGATTATATGATATTAGATACACAAGGTATAGGAACAACTGTATGGAGCTATATACAGAAAGCAAATTATGATTCAGATAGAGATGAATGGTATGATGCTTACACATGTTTTAATGAAGATAATACTGTTGACAAGTCACTAGCAAAAAAATCACTTCCTGTTGTATATTCCATGAAAGCTTACGCTGATGAAAATCATAAAATGGCTATGTCTTTAAGAGATGTCCTTACAAATAGAACCTTAGAACTTCCTATAAGTGATATTGAAGCAAAAGAAATGATATTAGAAAAAGAAATGATAAAGGCAGATGAAATAGATAAAAAGGCAGAATTAGAAGCAAAATATATTGCCCCTTATCTTCAAACAACGGCTTTAGTGAATGAGTTAATAAATTTAGAATATAGTGCTGATGGAGGAAAAATTAAAATAAAGGAAAAAAGTGGAGCAAGAAAAGATAGATATTCTAGTTTGGCTTATACGAATTTCTTAGCAGATTATCTGGAAGAAAAAGAGAAAAGAAAAAATAGAAATAATCAAAAAACTGTTATGATTTATTGGTAAGAGATGAGGTGAATAAGTGGGCAAAAAAAATAATAATAAAAGCAAGTCTAAAGACAACAATTCTACACAAAATCAAATCAATATGCTAAATGCTCAAATTGGAAAATATGCCTCAGTAAAAGAATCCACAACATTAGCAACAGAAATGTATAAGTTAAGAAGTATAAGCAGAGACAAATTAAGAAAAGCTCTCTCCAATCCATATCAAATTTCAAATACAGATATACTTCAGGATGCAAGTATGATATTAAAAGCTACATCTGGTACATATAGAAGAGTTTTAAATTTAATAGCTAATATGAATACTTTTGACCATATCTTATACCCAAAAGACATAAGTAGATTAAAAACAAAAGAAAAAATAACAAAAGCATATATGAATTCGGCGAGTCAATTAGAAAAATATAATATAAAATTTACATCAGCTTGGATAACCGAAAAAGTATTGGAATTAGGAGAGGTTTATTTATATAAGATAGAAGATAATTCAGGGATGGTTTTACAACAGATACCAGCAAAATTTTGTATGATAACAATGATAGAAAATAATGTAATGAGATACGCTATAAATATAAAAAAACTTACTGACAAAAACATAATATCCTTTCCAGAAGAAATTAAAAACATATATAAAAAATATAAATCTAATTTACTTACACGAGAAGAATTAATTGATAATACATATTATCAATTAAGTGATAAAGCAGTAGCATTTAATTATGATTTAGATTCAGTGAAAGGAGTTCCATTTTTTTGCTTTATATTTGACGATTTAATGGAGCTTGAAGATATGAAAGATTTAAAAAGCACAAATGCAGTAATAGAAAGTATTAAATTAATACATCAAAAGATACCATTTGGCAAAAATGATGAACCACTAGTAGACCTTAATTTAATTCCCATATATCACAATTCAACAAAAGCAAATCTACCAAAAGGAACAGCAATAACTACAAATCCTTTAGAATTGGAAACACATACTCTTTCAGATGGAAAATCTAAAATAAATGATTATGTAAAAGAAGCAAAAGAGTTTATATTTGATAACGCTGGAATAAATACAGCCTTACTTAACTCTGACAAGATAAATAATGAATCTATCTTAAATGGTATTATTGCAGATAGCTTAATTCCTATGAGGATTCAACAAATGATAGAAAATTGGGTTAACTTTGAACTAAATAAAGACAAGAAGGCAAATTTATTTAATATGAAGTTTATTGGGACTACTCACTTTAATAAAATGAATTTATCCAAACAGTATCGAGAAGATATGGGATACGGAGGGAGTAAAAGTTTGTTTATTGCAAGTACTGGATTTACTCCACTTCAAGCTATAAACACTTTACAAGCAGAAAAATTAATGGGATTTGATGAGTTTTTAATACCTCAACAAACATCTCATACTCAAAGCAGTGGTAGACCAGATAAATCTGATATAGGGATAGATAATGGTAATTCTACTCAAGCAAAAGGAAATGGGGAGAATGATTAATTATGAGTAAGTTTATATATGCTTTTTCTGAAGATGATAAGAAATTATTAATGGAAAAAGGATATCGTTTTATATGTGAAAACAAGTTGAATAATAAGACTTTATATGTTTTTGAAAATAAATCAAAATTAATAAATAATTTCAGTAATGAAGAAATGAAAAGATTTATATTTACTAGCAAAATACGTTTTTAAAAGGAGGTGAAAAAAATAAAAATATTAAAATTACCTTGTAATTTAAAACATTATTCAGATAAAAAAAAATTGGAAGAACTAAATAGTAATCTTTTGCCAGTGTATATCTATGTTATGCATGAAGGTACAAATCCAAATGGAACTAAATTTTATGAAGAAGCTATTGATAAAGCTGAACCAACATTAAAAAATGTTCCAATTCTAGGATATGTAAAAATAAATGAAGATGGAAAATATGACTTTGATGGTCATAATGTTTTAACACAAGTAGTTCAAACAGATGAAGGGTTTATATTAGAAGAATATTATGAAGAACGAATAATTGGCGTTATACCAGAGACAAATAAATATGAAAAGGTTGAAATTGATGGGCAGAAGTATGTTAAATGTAAAGGATATATATATAAATCATATAGCAATCATGCTTACGATATAATTATGGATTCTGATGAAATAGAAATTTCAATGGAAATAGATATAAATGATTATCAATTAGATGATTCAGATGGATTTTATAATATAAAAGACTATGTATATCATGGAATTACATGTCTTGGTTCTGATGTAAAGGGAGCTATGGGTTCAAATTGTTGTTTAACTAAATTTTCAAGAAAAATTAATTATAAAGAAGAAATATCAAAAATATGCTCAGAAATTTATGCATTAGAACATGGAGAGGGGGAAAAGAATTTGCCAAATAAGAATCAAAAACTTAATAAAAATTCTGAAGGATATGCTTTAGCAGTGAGTAATCTTAGTACTGAAATAAGAAATAAGTTAAAAGAATACAAAGTCGAAACTGAGAATTGGTATGGTGAAAAAGTTGAAGTACAAGCTTTTTATTATAATGATTTAATACCAGAAGAGAATATTGCTATAGTTGAAGATGAAATTAACTGGGGGTATTATTATGGCATTCCATATATAGTTAATGAAGATGCTGTCATTTTGGATTATGAAAATAAAAAATCATATATACAAACTTGGAGGGAAAAACAAGAAGGAGAAATAGTACAGGTTTTTAGTAGACAAGAAAAATTAAAAAAAGAAATAATAGAGAAATTTACTGAAAAACAAAAAGAAATATCTAATTTAAAAGCCAGTTTAGAGCCATTACAGGCATTCAAAGAAGAAAAAGAATTTGAGTTATTTAAATCTAAAGTTGATGATGTAGCTCAAAAATTTGAATTAGCAGAAGATGAAATTAAAGATATAAAAATAAAAGCTTATAATAAGGAAATCACATTAGATGAATACAAGAAAGAATTGGGCTACATATTTGCATTAAAAACTCTTAGCAATAAACAAAGTGAAAAGGAAAATTTTAGTATAAATGATGATAAAAATAATACGATAAAAATACCTATAAGTAATAATAATGATAGTTTTAGTGAACCAGAAGAAATATCTTTTATAAAAAAATATTCAGATAAAGAATAATAGGAGGAATTTACATGAAGAAAGATAAAGCAATAATACAAACAGATAAAGTAAAAAATCCTGATGTTTTAACAGGTAAATATGTTGTTCCATCAGAGGATACCAATCCAATAAATTTAGAAAATGGTGCTGTAATAAATATTGGAGAACTTGAAGACACGGAGTATGGTAGGGATACCCATAAAATATATAAAGTTACAAATGACACATTAGATTGGGGTATAGTTGATGACCCAGCAACTATGTATGATGAAAGATTAGATGAAAGAGATTATGAAGTTTCTCCTGGTCAGATATGTAGATGTAGACGACTAAAAAAAGGAGATGAGGTAACTATATCTCTATTACATATAGCAGATAAAAGTATTGCAGTAAAAGACAAGTTACAATTAAAATCTGATTCGTTTCAGTTTGAAAAATTGCCTACAGCAGATGCTAAAACTCCAGTAGCAGAAGTATTAGAATTATGGAACTATGAAGGTCAAGATTCGGTTACAATAAAAGTTTTATAAAATCAAATAAAATTAACAAACAGGAGATAACAGTCTATAACTGTTATTTTTTTATGCAAAAAAAATAGAAAAGGAAGTGTGTAAATTAATGGCAACAGCAAAAACTTTAAAGAGAATAGCTCATGAGCTATATACAGATACATTTAGAGAATATACAGATAGAGATGGAAACACAATAACATATAGAGATGCTGAAAGTGCAATAAAGAATAAATTAAAAGAAATGATGGGAGGAGAAAAATATAATTATTATAAATTTCAAGAAAATAAATGGGGATTTTATAATTTAATATCAGAATTAATATCTGATGATATTAATAGATTAAATGAGGAAGTATTTAGTCCATTTTGTGATTTTGAGAACTTTGATTTAGGAGATAAAAAAGAATTTACTGTTGAAAATACTAATTTATTTAAAGTTGCAAATATAGCAGATGGTGTTAATAGTACAAGAAGACAAAGATTACTTAACAAAAAAGTTCCTACAACAGCATTTAAATTATCTGTTGCTATATATGAAGAAGCAGAGAGATTTATAACAGGAAGAATAAATTGGGTTGTATTTGTGAATAGGGTATCAGATTCATATCATTATGATATTGCTAGAAGAATAGCAAAAACATTTGAAGGTGCATATTCAACAATAAATGCTAAGTTTCAAGCCACAGGTAATTCAGACAAAGTATTATTGGAATTGATAGCTAAGGTAGAAGGGGCTACTGGTAAAAAGCCTATTATATATGGTACTCCACTTGCATTAAGTAATTTAGAAGGTGTTCAAACTGATTTAGAAAAAGAAGAAAAAAGAAAATATGGTTTTATACAAACATTTAGAGGTGGATATAAAGTACTTAGTTTACCAAATGCTTATGATGAAAATGCAGCAGAAGGTAAAGAGTGGGCTTTAGATAATAAGGCTATCTATGTAATACCTGATGGAGAGAAGATAATCAAACTTGGTACTGAAGGAGATGTATTGGTCATAGAAAATACTGATGAAAAAGAAAGAGATGACCAACAAATAGAATATTTTATGGCTCAAAAAATACATTTAGGAGTTGTAACCGCTGCTAAATTCGGAGTTTATAAAATACAATAATTGAATTAGAAGGTGGTTATACACCTTCTTTTTTTATAGGAGGGAGATTATTATGGCAAGAGCTAAAAAAGAAAATATTTCTAAAACAGAAGTCAAAGCTAATACTTTAGAAAAAGATATAAAGTCTACTTTAAATAAAAAAGAAGCTAGATTAAACCGATTAGAACTACAAAGAAAACTAAAACAAAAAAAACAGGAAATAGATATAGAAATAAAAAATATATCCACATGGGACGTTGATTATATTGACCCAAGAGAAAAACAACAAATTTTTTCTTTATCTAAAGTAGGTTCAAAAGATTCAACTGAATTTATAGATTTAGATACTCTTTATAGAATAGTGAGAAGAAGTCCGGGTTTTTTTGAAGAACATAGATTAATAATTTCGGATGTAGATTCTTTAGATGTTGAATGTACCCCAATAGACATAATAGATTTTCTAGGATTGAATAGTTTATATGAACATATAATAAATCCTAATGAAGACTATTTAGAATATTTCTTATCTGATAAAGTTGATATAAATTCTTTTGAAAAAATATTAAATAAAAATAATGTTGAGTTAACAAGAAGATTAGCTGAGAGGGCAATAGATTTACATAAAAAGAAAAAGTTTGATTCTGGGTTAAAAGCTAAACTATTAGCTAAAAGAATTGGAATAGAAGATTTGTACTTGTTTAGTTAAAGGTGGTGGAATATTTGGGTACACCACTTGTAAAAATATATAAAAAGTTTTTGGATGGTATTAATGATGAAGAGATGTTATTACTATCAAATGAAATAATAGAAAAAATGATGTACAGTTATTTAGAAGATGCTATAGTTGATTTTAATCAATGTAAAAAAGATTTGACTATAAAATATGTTGATGAAAAAGGTGGAGAAATTATTCCTGCTGCTCAACTAAGTTATACATCTAATTATAGTAATAAAAATGCAGAGATAACTTTAATGGGAAAAGATACAAAAGAAGAATACGAATTAGATAAAGATTATACAATAAGCTTTGAAGATGAAAAATTTATAATAAGTTTTGTTGTAGAAACTACAGAAGAGATAATTTTCAAATACAAATATTTAGGAGAAATAGTATCTGATTTAGATATAGAGGAAATTAAAATATTATCATATGGTATGCAAATACATTGGTTACAACCTAAGATAAATAGAGAAGAAAATTTAAAACAGATGCTAACAGATTCTGATTATAATGCTAAATCAGGTGCTAATATGTTGGCTAAACTTCAAGCAAGAGAAGAACAATTGAGAACTAGATTTAATAAATATCAACAAAGATACATGCTAAAAAATTTTGAAGGATGGAACTAGCATGAGTTACTTAAGTGATGTAAAAAAAAGAATTGGACTTGGTTGTTCAACTCCTAAAGAAAAAAGAATATTACAACTTAGATTAAGCTTTAAGAAATACCTAAAAGAAACACCAACCTGTATTGAAGTACCAATAACTGATATAGATGAAATTTGTATAACAGAAGATACTAAAAAAGCTGTAGTTTCAATTAATGATATAACTAATAATGATAAAAGAGCTTTAGATGAAAAAAATCTATTAGTTGAATCTGATTTAGATGTAGATGTGGGTTGTTATCTTTTCTATGATAATTGTTATTGGTTAACTATATTTAAAGAACATAAAGAAATGGATACATATAAACATTTCATAATAAAAAGATG